CTACCGCCGCCCATTCGCATTGTTCTTGAACGGGTTCGGCTGATCCTTCGGTGTACCGTGGCTGAGCGTCAGACCGATATCCTTGCCAGCGCATTTCTCACACTTGAGCTTCGGCACGAGGTCGTTGTGCAGGGTGGAATGATCGAAGCCCAGCCGCTCGCCTAGCTTCTGCAGGTCCAGCACAGTGTGATGCCGGCAGCCGTTGCAGTGCGCCCGCAGCGTGTGCGGGTGATCGATCAGGGCTTGGATATGGTCGAGGCTGATGGTCATGAGAACGGACTAAGAACAAACGCACAGCCCGTCAAATCACATTGACGCCCCGCCGGGCTGTGCCACGCTAGGGCCATGGGCCAGTTCATCCCACCATGCATCCCCACGCTGACCGACAAGCCACCCGAAGGCGATGCCTGGACGCACGAGATCAAATACGACGGCTACCGCACCCAGATCCATCTCAGCGCCGGCAAGGTGCGGGCGTTCACCCGCAACGGGCACGACTGGTCAAAGAAGTACCTGTCTGTGCTCTCCGACGCGCGCGACCTGATCAGCCGCGATGCCATCCTCGATGGCGAGATGGTCGTGCAGGACGAAACCGGCCGCTCCGATTTCAAGAAGCTTGCGAGCGCTATCCGGTGGGAAGGTGCCAGCCTGGTCTTCTATGCCTTCGACCTTCTAGGGCTCGATGGCAATGACCTCCGCCGGCAGCGCTGCGACGACCGCCGGCAGCGCCTGCGTGATCTACTGGGCGATCCCAAGCTCTCGTCGCGCATTCAGTTCAGCGAGGAATTCGAAGGTTCGGGCGCCGAGTTCTTTGCCGCGGTCGAGAAGATGGACCTTGAGGGGATCGTGTCTAAGCGGCGTGCCAGCCTCTATCGGGGTGGAGACAGCAAGGACTGGCTGAAAACCAAAGCCTATATCTCGGGCGAATTCGTCGTGATCGGCTACGAGCGCAAGAAGGGTGCGGCTCCTTCCCTTTTGCTTGCCGAGGAGACTGACGCCAGCCTGCGCTATGTCGGCCGGGCAATTCCGGCGGTGCCAGGCGAGCAACGAGAAGAACTGTGGCAGGCGCTGGAGTTCCTGCACGCCGGCACCTGGGCCGCGAATGTCGGCCCGGGGAACAAGGCAGCGGTTCCCGTCCAGCCGATCCTCCGCGTCATAGCCAAGCACCTGCGAGGCGAGGAGAAGCTACGCCACGCGACCGTGACAGCGATCCTCGCCCCTTGAAATGCTCGTCTGTGGGGCTACGCTGCCACGCATGACAACGCGCATCGACTTCGCCGAGGAACTGGAGAGCGCTTCTGATCGGATCGCCGACATCAGCCGGCCCGATCTGCAGATCATGCTTCGAAGGGCCGCCCTCCGGCTGCGCAACACCGAAGGCATCGTGCTTGAGCCCGACGTCGACGAGGCCATTGACGCGCTGGCGGCCGATCTCAAGATGAACCGGAAAGACCTGTTGCGCGTCATCATCCGCGAATGGCTGGAGAAAGGCGCCTATCTGCCGGTGCGGATGCTTGAGGAAGGCGACGAGACTGACGGCAGCGCTTAGAGGCGCGCCATGGATTTGAAAATAAATTTTTGAGCTTTGGCGGCCTCTAGAGGTAAGTGCCATGCACAGAGGCACGCGCCTCGTAGCACCATTTTTCCAAAAAATCAATACCTCACCTGGCTAATTGACACCCTGTCAAGAAAAAATAGATATGAATGGTACCTGATGAGTACCTTGCAAAACCCAAACAGGAAAGGAGACGATATGAGCATCAAATCCTCAGCATTCGGCGGCGTCACCTTGACCGGCAAGGACGCAAAAAAGTTTGTGGCGCAAGTGCAGAAGGGAAAGCCCAATTCCGCGGCTGCTCCCGCTGTTGCACGTGGCGTTAAGATGGCCAAGGCCTACGCCGCTACAGGTGTTGTAAAAATCCGCATGAAGGACGGCAAGTTCGTTCATGCCGAATGACGATCCTGAGGAGGTAGTCATTCGCAGTATCGAGCCCGGGGATAACCTCCCCGGGTTTGTTTTGGCCGGGAAAACCAATCGACCCTTAAAAAGCTTTCTCAGGAAGGAAGCTATCCCCTATGAAAATTTTAGCCTTGCCCGAACTTGGGTAGCGGCTCTTGCCGGCAGCCCCGATCTATTGGGCTTCATCACCATAGTTTCCGGAGAGGTGAGCGTTCAGAAAACGGCCGTCCCCAATGACGACGGAACTCGAAAGTTTCGGTACCCATATTACCCTGCCATCAAGGTTGCTCGCCTCGCAGTAGACGACCGACATGGAGGTAAGAAACTTGGGTTGGCCTTGGTAGACTTCGCCCTGGGCGTTGCCAAAGCGCAAATTTGCCCAATGGTAGGGTGCAGATTTGCAATCGTAGACTCCAAAACCCAATCGATTGGGTTTTATGAGAAGTGCGGCTTCACGCTTCTCGACACCCCAGAGAATCGCGGTTTAGAGCATCCTTTCATGTATCTGGATCTCCACTGGCACTGAGAATCCGGCCAATGATCGGATGGATCGTTGCCGCCGGGGCCAACATCGCGGCGATGTGGCTGATGTGGCCGAGCCTCTAAACGAAAAAAGCCCCGCTAGCCGAAGCCAGCGGGGCGATCTTATGGGTTTATAGCCGAAATCAGCTATAAATGATCAGGGCAGCTTGAAGCCTCCGCCCATCGCTAGGTCGGCGGCGGTTTAAACCATCCCAGGATTTTCAGCACCGATTCCCATAGCAGAACGAAACCGAAGAGCAGGCCGGCGAAAGTGATCGTGAGCCATTTCGTCACTTTTCCGAAGCCGATCACCATCCTAATGATCGGGAGCCCGCTCTTGATGGTCGCGATATCCTCCGGGCTTAGGTCCGAAAGGAATTCGCGTGTCTTCGGCGGCAATTCCGCCATGCGTTCGGCTGGCTGGGATTGCTCACTCAACGAAACGCCCTCCCCAGCAAGAAGCCAAGGATAGCCACCACGATGGCCACTTGAACCGTGGACATCGGGACGATGATCGCCGCCGCAGTTTCAGTCATTGCCCAAGCCCTTTCGATAGGTTTCGTCCCATGCCCAACAGCGGGCAATTCGTGCATTCGCGCGGCTGAGCGCGCGATCGGTCTTCACGAGCGCTATATCGAGGCGGTCGTTCAGCTTGACCCCGGATCGCTCGGTTGAGCGGCAATCGGCCGGTTTGTCCGGAACCTTGGCGGCTTCCTGCAGCGCATTTCGCGTGGCTTGGGCCGTCGCTTCGGCTTGTTTGGCGGCGGACAGACGCGCCCGGTCACCGGTTGCGCAGCCGGTCAAAGAGAGGCTGATCAACAGCAGTGCCAGGTACCTTGGACCGGAGTTCTTCGAGATCATCGGATAGCCCCTCGTTTGCTCGCTCGGCGGCAATGCGAGCGTCTTCGAACCGTTGATTTGCCTCAGCCAGGGAAGCAGCCTTCCCTTCCATGAAGGCCCGAGCGGTCTTCTCCGCAGCCAGTTGCGCCTCGAGCGCATCGATCTCGGCGCCGGCCACGAGTTCCGTGACGGCCTTGTCGACCGCCTTTCGGACTGCCGATGACTTGTCGAAATGGACCCAGATGCCGACGGCGACGATCAGCGCCAGTGGAATCGGGATCATGATGGTGAGCACCCGCCAAGCGGCGAGCGCGAATGGCTTCAGGGCAAGCCAGGCCATCACAGGCCCTCATGCTTCGCGATGAACAGCCGATCTCGGAAGATGTAGACGAGCAGCACGAACACCGCGACGAGAAGAACCAGAGTGAAGAGGCTGATCCCAAGCGATGTCGAAATCGATTGACCGCTCTCGATCGCACTGGAGACCTCATATAGCTGACTGCCGATGCCGGAAGACGCCAGACCACCAGCGAACAGGCTGGCTTTGCCGATGTTCGAACGTGACGCAGGTTTTCCGATTTCCGAGACCTCGCCCTCGCCCCAGATCGCGACAGCGCGGCGGAAGGCGGCGCGGCGGTCAGCCAGACCGTTGTATCCGCCGTTGACCTTGCGGGTGACGCCGCGGATGTCGTTTCGGTCGGCCGGCGCGTTGCAGCCGTTCATCACCCAAAAGGCAATGGCGGCGCGGACCCCGTTCTTCGGGTCGAGCAGCAGGTCGGGGTCGCCTTCGAGATCGAGCCCCATTTCCCGGCCGATGGCGCGGTAATTGTCGCGTCCGGTGATCTGCTTCGGGCCGCGGCCCCGATAGCGCCAGCCGTCGCCAGGCTTCTCGTTGCCCATGCGACCGCCGTAGACCTTGTTGGCCAACGCCTGCGGGTTGTTGGCGAAGGGTTCGGCCGATTGCAAGGTCGGGAACCGCTTCGGCCAGACCGCGCACAGCCGGGAAGCCGAGTACCTGAGATTTTCCTCAGCCACCCGAAGCCCGCCGCTCTCGACGAATATCTGCGCCATGAAATGGCTGATGCGCAGCGGCGTATCGATGCCAGCAGCTTCCATTGCCGGCCAGGCATCGGCCAGCGCCTTGATGAGCGCCGGCTTGCCGCCGGGCGCGAACGCCTTCAGCTTGTTCAGCATGTCAAAATCCTGATTGGTGGGGAAAGGCGGCCGCTTTCGGCGCGGCGCGAATTCGGCTATATGTCAGCTCTCATGGCTGAGCGCGATTTCGACAAGCAATTCGACCTTGAACCTTCCGAGTTTCGCCGGGAGGATCAGCCCGAGCCGTTTTTTGGCTTCGGCGCGCCGGACTGGTCAGTTCTCGTGATCCAGATCGGGATCGGAATTTATGTCGCCAGGTGGTCGCACTGGCTTGTCGATACGCTAACCGACAAACACGGGCTGTTGGTTGGACTCGCTATTTTCGGCGTGATCGCTTGCGCCGGGATTTACGCGCTCAAGCTCATCGGCGATCTGATAATCTTTCTCGTACCCGCTCCTCGGCCGCCACGCCCCCCGCAATAAACGGTCGGGCATGATTTGGTAGCGCCGGCGCGGTCGCGGTACTCCCGCCGGTCACAACACCATCACGCAGTCGCTCGACAGCCGTCAGGGCGGCACGATCCTTCGCTGCCCCCGCTGCGGCGCCGGCCAGCGGAACCACGATGTTGCCACCCGGGAACATGCTGCCGACAAGCTGCCCAAGCGTGATGCTGACCGGGCCACGCGGCGCGAACTTCGACAATGCATTGACGACCTTGGACGGCGAGCCACCCTTGGCCATCTGCCGGATCAGGGAGACCTCGGCGTCGGAAAAGCCTTTGACCTTTCCCTTCTGGATCTGGGTGTAGAGCGATTCCATCTCGGACCGCACCGCATTGGCAAAGCCGGATTGGGTGTACTTGCCGGAGCCCTTGCGCTCGGCGTTGTCGAGGATGTTCTCGACGATCTCGGTCTTTTTCGCCTGAGCCCAGGTTTCGCGGGCTTTCTTCAAGAGCTTGATGCCGTTGCCATCACCGGTGAAGTCCGTCGATCTGGCGTTGTCGGCGAAGTCGTCCAGAACCCGCTTCATCGCGCCAAGTGTGCGGGCATCGTTTGCGCTGGCGCCCTTGATCTCCTTGCCGAGCACCTGGCGGAATTCCTCGAAATCTTCGAGCGACATCTTGCCGGTGAAAAGGTCATCCATTTCGTCAAGGTAGCCGGCCGTCTTCGGCCGCAGCTTTTCGTTGGGCTTGCCGACAGCAAGCTTGAGACGCTTCCCGAGCCGTTCGACTGCGGTATCGTTGAAATCCACCCCGGCCATTTCCGAGGCGGCAAACTGGTCGCTGGCGGCATCCTTGAGCTCGCGCGACGTCGTCGCAGCAGTCGAAGCCGGCGCGTTCTTCTTCGCCAGAAGCTGCGAAATCTTGCTGCCAACAACTTCCATGGTTCCCCCTGTCGCCGCGCCAAAGGCAGCACCAGCCAGCCCGCCAGAAATCCGCTCTCCGGGGTCGGCTTCACCGGAACCGTAGAGCGCGCCGTAGCCGGCACCCTCAAGCGCGGCCGCGCCGGTCTTGCCAACCAAGGGCAAATCCTTTCCGGCGACGGTGACGCCGCTTTTCGCCAGCGTGCCCCCGAGTGCCAAGCCGCCGGCAGTCTCACCTACGCCCGATGCTACCGGGAAGGCATCCCGGCGAGCGTCCTTCCGGTCGTCTAGCTGTTCCTGCTTCCTGGTATAGGCGCGGCCCATATCGAAGCCCTCGCCTTTCACAGCGTCTATCGCAGCGTCGATCGGCGACAGAAGGGCCGCGGTGATCTCGTCGTCGTAACCGCCGAAAACGCCGGCATGCGAGCCCTCAGTGACAGCATCGAAGCGCGAGCCTCCGTAGGCATCGGCTTTCGCCTTGTGAGATGCCTCGGCCTGTTCGCGCGCGGCCCTGATCTTGGCGCCGGCGCCCGCCATCCATTCGGTCTCGAAATCCCGTTTCCCTCCATCGACCAGTGCCTTGCCGGTCTCGATGAGGCTATCCGGGATGGGCGACTGGCGATCTTCGTCCGAGAGACCTGCTGAACCGCCGCCATACTTCTCCCACGGCTTGCCTGCGCCACCGGTGGCCAAGGGCATAGCATCCGATCCAGTCTGGTCGGCCGTTTCACCGCCCGTCTTGGCGTACTTGTCCCAAGGTCCGGCCATCAGCGCGCGATCTCCCAATTGTTCTGGTCAGCCGGGTCGCCGCCCTTGAAGCGATAGCCGCCATCGATCGTGCCGACCTTCGGAGCGCCGGCTGTCGCCACCGAGGGGAACAGCGGGTTCTGCTCGCTCCACGATGCCAGTTCTTCATCGAACCCGGCGTCGATCCGGCCCTCGTTGCCCTTGGCGTAGTCGCGGGCCAGCTTTGCGATCTGGATCTTGCGCTGGGCGATCTTCTTCTGCACCTCGATCAAAGCACGATTACCCTGAGGGGTATTGCCCAACGTCGGCACCTGGTCGGTGACGAAATCGCGGTCGGCGTTCGAAAAGCCCGACCCAAGCGACCCACCCATGCTGTCGAGCGCTGCCTGCTTGGCCATGGCGTTGAAGGTTTCGGTTGACGAAACCGATTCCGGGTCAGCACCCATGGCGACCGCAGCCCGCTTCAGTTTGGTGACGATCTCGGCGCCGCTTCCCGAGTAGAAGTTCGGGTCTTCCATGGACTTCGCCATGACATTGAGGGCAGTAATGGTGCGATTGGCCGCCTTCTCGTCATCCTGGGATGCCATGAAGCGCTTGCCGTATTCTTCGCCGACGGTCTTGTCGTAACCGCGCTCGCCGCCGACATTGACCGTGGTCCCCTCGCCGCCGACCGCCGAAATCTTGCCTTTGGTCTCGCCGGATTCATCGATCTGGTATGCCTTGCCGGCATCGAGACCGGCGGCCTTCTTCTCCTCGGCGGTGAGGAGCCGAAATCCAGCCTTCGGTGCCACGGTGACAGCCTTGCCGCTCGCGTCGGTCAATTCTTCGACGCGCGAGCCTTTCCTGACACCATACTTGCCGCCACCCATGTCGATCAGGTCGCCCTGGGCATTTTCGCGCTGGAACGCTCTGGTTTTTTCGTTCTCTTCAGCGTCGAAACGTCGGGCGGTGGCGGCTTCGTCCGAGCGGAATTTCATCTCCCGCTGGGCGCGCACCTCTTCAAGCGCAGCCTCGCGCTGAGCCTTGGCCTGTTCCAGTTGAGCGGAACCATAGCCCTGCATGGCGCCGCCGGCGATCATGGCAAACCCGACCATTACTGCATGCCCTCCATGAGGCCGCCATGCGGCGCGTTCGTTCCCGGATCGGCCTGTACTTCGCGGGGCTCGTCGCCGGCCGCATCTTCTTCTGACAGGCGACGGAACATCGCCTCGAGCTGTCCGTCCTGGTCAGCCCTCATGAGCTGATCCAGGTCCTGCGCAACAGCGGCTTCGTCGAGTTGACCGGATTGCTGCAGCATCTCGCGGTAGAGGTCGAGCGCCTTGAAATACGCACCTTCCAGCCCGTCGCGATCCTCGCCGAAGTCATGAATTCCCGCCTCGGAAGCGAGATTGGCGAGGTCTTCGAACACAGCCGTACCGGCGTGAAGCAGGACGTCGCCGGAAAGTTTGGTGCCGGCCTGCTGAGCCGCGCCAGCCACTCGCCCGATGATCATCGTTGCGGCGCGCGCCAGCCCTTCCTTCGGGTCGCCTTCGCCCTGTAGAAGACCAAGCACCTGCGGGAGCATTTGCTGGTTGTAGATCAGTTCGAATGCGCGCCCGATGAACCGTTCGTAGTCTGCCTGTTCTTCGGGGCTGGCTTGCACGGATTCGCCGAGCCCGCCCTGTACCGGCTGGGCACCATCAGGCATCGGCGCTGGCGCGTTAGCCATGTCTTGCTGATCCATGTCGGCAGTCCTTTCAGATCAACTGATTTCGATGTATTTTGGAGCGATGAAGATGCTTCTCGCCTCGATTGCCTTGCTTACCAGCGCCGCATCGGCCTCTGCCGGTTGCGCCAACTATGAGGACGGGTCGACCGACGGCCCGGCTCCGCGAGCAACGATCTGCATCGGAGCGGCTTGCGAAGAGACAACCGTCACGTTCCAGTGTGGCAACATCAACGGCGCCCAGTATGGTTTTGCCAACGGGCTGCAAGTCGATTTCGACAAGGACGGGAAGGCCTCGGCGTCGCGCCAAACATCGCCCGTCGATCCGGCGTCCCTGAAATGCACCGAAATCGACCCCGACGCCTGCTTCCCTGCCATCAAAGGCTAGGACTGCCCTGACACACTGAAACCGGCGCCCCATTTTTCGGCCGGCGTCGGACGCTTCACCGGGTCCACGAATGCGAGGTAGGTTTCCTCGAACCTTTCAGGCGTCGGCGGCGTCACCTTCTGGTCATCCTTTGGCTTCTTGACACGGTCTGGCCGGTCGCTTCCGCCTGATCCCATCAGGACCGAGCCATTCTTGCCGCCACCATTCGCGAAATCGTCGGCGATCCGCTGTCCGATTGTACGGTTGCCGGTGAGTGCCAGGCCAGCATTCAGAACGGTTGCCGCGGTCCCAACTCCAGGGAGCATGCCGGCCAAGACATCGATGCCATTCGCCAGAATAGGCGATCCGGGCTTCTGGACCGGGTCTGGGACGGGCATTGCGTCACCAACGACAGGGCCAGTGCCGCCGCCGGTGGCCGCACGGTTGGGGGCAGACACTGGTGCTGGCCGCGGCACGGTTTCAGCGACGCGCGTCACAGGATTGATCGGCGCGAAACCCCGGTTTAATCCGTAGTCTTCATAGGCCGCGACCTGTTTCGGCGAAAGGCCACCACTTGCCTTCGATCCGCCGAGGTAGCTTTCGGCGAACCGGTCTGCTGATGGCCGCGCCGACGGAAGGCTCGCGACCGTCGAAGGAAGATCAGGCGACGACCGGCCGTTGGTCCGAACGGACACGATACCATGGTCAACAAGGTCCTTCGCCATACCCCTGACGGTCGCGTAGTCAACGCCCGCCTTGTCGATGCCGTTCCTGTCGTAGTAGCTCTTCCCATCCTTGGTCGCGAGGGATGCCCACTCCCTGGCGAGCTCATTCGCGAACGCATCGACGTCGATCTGGCCGTTGACCGTGGCGCGGTCGGCGCGCTGTTGGAAGAGCTCCTGAGCGAGCTTGTCCTGCATTTCCGGAGTGAACTTTTCATCGAGCACCCCGAGTTTCGTTGCGGCGTTGGCAAGAGTTGTGTTCTTGAACTGATACCCGCCAAGCACATTCGAGAGGTGGCCTTGCGCTTTGAGGCCGCCAGCCATCGCAATGGCCTCCCGAACCGTCAGGCTCGTGAGGTCCGCATAATCGTTCGGGCCGCCGCCAACGAGGCGATTATAGGGGTTGGTGACGCCTGCCTCGGCACTTCGAATGGTCGCCAGCGCGCTTTCGCGAGCCAGATCCGCCATCGACTTGTTTTCAGCAGCACGTGCCCTCGAAGCCAGGTCCGTTGCCCGATACTGGCCATAGTCCTGCATCGACTTGATTTCAGATGCCCTCGCAGAGGTCATCAGCCCGCCGGTAGGTGTTGCGGGCGTCGTCCTGGCGCCAAGCGACCTGTCGATCTCGCGTTCCGTGGCATGACCGCCTATCGTCGGCGAAAACCCCGTGGCTGTCGTGGTCCTGTTGGACGACGACATCGGGCCGGCACCAGTGGCGCGGTTGCCGGCCGAATTCAGGCCAGTGCTACGCTCCGAACCAACCGAGCGTTCGCTGAGCGATCGGTCGATTTCGCGTCGATCGGAGCCGACAGACGACGTTGACGCCCGGTCGGGCCGATCACTGCTCGCCGAACTCGACCGGGAGGTCGTCGAGCGGCTTCCTGTCGACCTGTCGATCTCGCGTTCCGAAGCATGGTTGCTGGTGCCGCCACCGCTGGATTTGGTGCCAGATGACGACGATTTGCTCGTCGACTTGCTAGACCTGTTCGCGTTTTCCGCGTCGAGCATACCCATCAGCCGGCCACCCTTACGATGCGCTTCGACTGCGGATCGTAGTCATAGCGGAAGCGCTGGGATGCGGCCTTCGGCGCGCCTGGCATTGCCTGTGCTGCAGGCTGCTGTGGTGCCGTTGCAGCCGGCGGCGGGGTGGTGTTGCCGGCAAAGGCTGCATCCGGCACGTTGTAGGAGTCCGTGATCCTCTGTTCCTTGGCGCGCAGGAACCCGCGGTCTTTTTCCTGCTCTTCGGAATAGGCGTCGAGCTTGGCCTTCTCCATCAGACCTCCGCCGATTCCGGAAATCAATCCGGCTCCGGTTTCCGATTTCAGGAAGTCGAGCAAGCCACCCCCAGCCTTGCCAAGCGGCGAAAGCCCCGTGGCAGTCGCGGCCGGCGCGAGCCCTGCAGATGAGAACAATCCGCCTGCCGCCTGAGCCATGCCAGGCGGACCGAACAGATTGCCGGCGATCTTCGAGGCACCACTCAGGATATTGCCAAGCACCCCGCCGCCGCTGGCGATGCTGCCGAGCCCGCCGGCACCTGCCGCAGCGCCACCGGTGAAGACGGATGCACCCACGCCAAGAACCGCCTTTCCGACCTTGGCCACGCCGGAAACGACGGAGGTGAAAGCCTTTCCGATTGATGAAACCACACCGCTCATTCTCTATCCCTACCTATTCTAGCCATCGCCAAGTCTTGCGATACATAATGTCCCCGATAGTCGCCCGGTTGACGCCATAGCGCGCACCGATTTTGGCGAATGACATGGTGCCCCTCATTGTTCGAATCTCTCTGACAGAATCGCTCGTGAGCACGGCATTCCATACTTTCTCGCCGCGAACCTCTGTCCCATGCACCAGCCTATCGGCCATGTTTTCCGTTTGGGTAGCCCACCGCGTATGCAATGGTGCACAACAGCCGTCTCGGCCTTTCCCGCAGTTATGTGCGGCTAGATGATCAGGGGTTGGTGGAGGCCCGTTTACAACTTCGCACGCCATCCGATGAACTGGTCGATCCTTTGACTTGCCGTCCCAGATAAAGCCGTAGCCGTGCGTGTTTCTTTGGAACGGCCAAATCAGGCATTCATCGCCGACATACGGGACAACCACTTCCCTGAAAAAACGCTGTGATGCGCCCTTCTCAGTCCCCGTGAATTGCAGCGGATCGCCGTGCGTCCTCCATCGACCATAGTGGAGGCGACACCATCCACGAGAAAGATGTCGCTTGCCGCAACCGGGAATCGAGCATATTCGGGAATTAGCCATCTGACACCTCATTCGTGTTGGCTTGGTTAGGGCTGAGGCGGTGTTGCAAGCACCAAATCAGCCCGCTATTGATAGCATTTTCAGTGTTTTTTTCAATCACTTACGCAGTTCGAGCCGGCTGATCAGGCCGTACTGCTTGAAGCCGATCTGCGCCAAAAGACGCGACGTGACGGCCGGGTCATCGGCAATAATCGCCGTGGTGCCGCAATGGACCTCGACAACGGCAGGATTGGCTTCGGCCCATCCGACCATGCCCTTCATGAGGCCTATCGCATCGCGCGGGTCCGCATGTTCATTGACCAGCCAGAACAGGTCGGTTGCCATCAGCCTGTTGCCGATCGAGTACACGCGGGTCAGTGTGCCAAGGATCAGCCCGTCAATGCTGGCGCCGCTATCGACAACACAGACCCAACATGCGCCGCCGTGCTTCTGGCCGTGGCGCTGGATCGAGGCCAGGAGAAGCCGCTTCGCTTCGGGCTCATCGATCTCGGCGATGCCGGTACGAGCGTAATGCGTCTTCATGTACGATTGCTGCAAAAGACGCACGATTGCCGGAATATCAGAGAATGTCGCCGGTCTGATCATAGTATTACCATTTAATATCGATGTCATACATCTGTTCGACGAACGACAATTGCTTGTCTCGAAGCGCCTTTGCCGCATTGAGTTGCTGCGTCCTCTGCGTCGCGTCGAGAGCTGTATTTGCCATTATTGACTGCTGCGACCTGTTGAACATGTCCTCCATCGAAGTTAAAAACTGCGCCGCCGCGTTGCGATCCGACGAGTTGAGGTTGAGCGTCGCGATCCTCTGCTGCAGATCGCGGTCAAGCTTGTTCTCGGCGGTTCGAAAGCCGATGTCCTTGTCGACCAGCATGGTCTGAAGCGCGCGGTCGGCGGCGGCGAGACCCTCACGGGATGCGATGTCGCGGATCTGCTGGCTTTCCGCCGCGGTGATCGACGATGCCTGCATCTCGCGCTGCAGTGTCCGGTCGAGGCCTGCCTGGGTACCAGCGAAGGCCTGCGCATCGTTCTGCGCTGCCATCGAGTATTCGAAGTTCCGGGCGTTTTCGTTGCGGGCAAAATCCTGCGAGGCATCCTGAGACGCGATCGGCAGCACGTTCTTGATCACGGCATCCTGCGCGGCGCCGACGGCCATGGACGAGTTCAGCAGGCCGCGCCGGTTGGCCGATTTGAGGCCTTCGGTGCGCGCCATTTGGTTGAGCTTCGAGTCCTGCGACGACAGAGCCGTCACCTTGTCGGCAACGCTGTCATTGACCTGCTGAGGGGCAATCGACGGCATGGCCTCGCTGTCGCCCTTGGCAGCGTTCCACTGGTCGAAGGTCTGCCCGCCCGCCTTGGCGGCGTCGAACAGCCCGGGAGCCTTGATCGGTTTGGCCATCAATAGTGCTGCCATCGCAACCTCCTGATCTTTGTGGTACAAATAGCGAACCCGCCGAGCGTTGGCGCGCTGCGACGGGTTCTAACCAAGCCAACCTGTCATGAGGTCGAAATGGCTAATTCCCGAATATGCTCGATTGCAGGGTGCGGCAAGCCGCATAACGCTCGCGGATGGTGTCAGGCGCACTACCGCCGATGGCAGCACCATGGGGATCCGCTAGGGGGCGGCACGCCCAACGGCGCGCCTATGCGCTACTTCCGCGAGGTCGTCCTACCCTATGTGGGTGATGACTGCTTGATATGGCCGTATTACCGAGACGCCGCCGGCTACGCTCAAGTCAACGTTCAATTCGCCGATGAGCCACGCAGGCCAGTCCACGTTCATCGGCTGGCCTGCGAACACGTAAACGGACCACGTCCATCGCCTGATCACGAAGCGGCTCACAACTGCGGCAAAGGCCTTTTCGGATGCGTCGCCCCACTTCACACCCGATGGGCGACGCATGCTGAAAATATGGCTGACATGGTCGCGCACGGCACAAGTCACAAAGGCCAACGGCACCCCATGGCCAGATTAACCGAAGATGACGTTCGGGCCATTAGATCGATGAATGGCAGCGCCAGCCATCGAACTATCGGGGCGCAGTTTGGCGTCAGCAGAGAACAAATCCGCGACATTCTCAACCGAAAGAAATGGTCGTGGCTCGCATAGGCTTCAACGGATTGGGCGCGACCATGCGCGGCTCCTTTCAGTGAGCGATAGGCCATTCGCGGCCGATGTCAGGAAATTCTAGGATCAGTCCTTGGACTGCTCGCGCTCGCGGCGTTCAAGCTCGCGTTCGATGGCCGCCCGGATAAGGTCGAGGCGATCCTCGCCATCTTTCAGCAGCGAATCCATCCGCGCCTTTGCCCCTTCGGGCAAGGTCAGGTTGATGTTCTCGCGCCAAAGCTTCTTTCGTCCCACATCGCAGTCGAAACACACCGAAGCGCCCCGAGTCAAATTCACCTTATCATGTACACGATATTGATTTTTTGGCAGCAGTCGCCATTATCGTATCATGTACACGATATTTCGAGCACTCTTGACGCTTTCTCTGCTGTCGTCACCCGCCCTCGCCGGTCGCGAGGACCCGACATGGAACCCGCCAGCCCGCTTTGACTTCACATACCCCGGCAGGATGATCATTCGATACATGCCGCAGCGGATGGTCGTCGAAGAGTGCCATCGCCTTTCCAAGGGGCAGCGCGAACGGGCGATGGACCAGCGTGGCTGCGCCAAACGGCTATCCCCCAAGGTCTGTGTCGTGGTGATCGTGGACAAGACCTACAAGCGGGCAACCCCGAGCGCGGTTCTTCGGCACGAACGCGGTCACTGCAATGGATGGCCCGGCACCCACCCAGACTAACTCGGTGAGAACGAAGCGACTGTAACCGCATTCAAGCCATTGGTGCTTTCAAACGGCGAATAGGAGATGGACCGGGCCGCCTCCTGCGGCATCATTAAATCCCATCCCCAGCTGTGGCGTCTTTGCAGCGCGCCATCAAAGAGGATTTCATCGCCTATCTCGGTGAGATTAGTCCATGTGATGGCATCATTGCGACCGCGTTTGACGTTCCCCACGATCAGACCATTGGATGGGACATCGAGGCTCACCGTGCCTGAACCGCTCGTCGCGCCGCTCGTTGCGAATGCGGATGACAGGTCGTACCCAATGACCCTGGCCACGACTATGGCGGTCGGGAGAGAGTTCCACGAAACCACTACCGTGCCAGAAGTTCCGCTAGGTTGGGCGCTGAAGATTGCCGCTCCTGAGGCAGAACCTCCGCCACTGCCCGTTGTTCGTGCAACGTGCCTCGTGGCGGGCACACCGCCAATCGTTGCGGTAGGCGTCGTGCCAGGGTCCGTTGGTGTACCGTCATGATGGGCAAACAATAGCACCCAGCTACCGGCAACGGCTGGCCCCCACTCAACGTCCGAATGAGGAGCCGCCAGCGTCGAGCGAACATCTGTCTGGGTGATCGAGCGCAGAACCCCGGACGCGAACCCGGCCACGGGGCCTGTCATGCCGGGGATCATGGCTTTTTCACCACTTGCGAGGACACGGCAAAATGGGTCGTGGTGATGCACCGGATCGTCAGCAGATACCACTTGGTGCTGTCGCAATCGGTGATCGTCGGGACGTCGCCCAGAAACTGGTTGCCGAAAGTGATGGTGCGGTCTGTCGTATCGTTACCCTGGATGAGGATCGTGCGGTAGGTGCCGGGCTGACCGTTGGTCGGATTGCCGATGGCGCGGTTGCCAGCGGCGGTCAAGGTGCGGTTGATACCGGCATCCCAGTCAACGGCAACGGTAGCGGCATCGCTCAGCGCCACGGAAGCCGAAGCAGTCTCGATCAGGTCTGCCGCAATGTACTTGTCGGCGGTCGCGGCATAGACCTCGGCATCCGTCGCCTTTTCAACGATACCCTTGGCCGTCGTTGACGCATCGAGGCCGGTCGGAACCACGCCAAATGCCGTTCCTGTGCCGAGGGTCTTGCCCGTCAGCGTCTGCGTGCCGCCGACGGTGACAGCGCTTGCCGAGTTGGTTCCGGCCGTTGTGATGCGCAGATCACCGGTGCCAAGGGTCAGGACGCCGCTGGAATGGGTCAGGACGACGTTTGCGGCCGCGAAATCGATCACGGCGCCGGAGGCGAGGAAGAGATCACTCCAGGCGGTTCCCGAGACACCGAGCGCAGCGCCATCATTCGCCGCTGGCTTGATCGGCCCATCGGCAAAGCTGTAGCCGTTCGTCGTCGCCCCGGCGAAGGCAAGCGCATTGGTGCTGTGGGTGATCGTGACATCGCCGACACCGAAGTTAACGGCGGTAGATGCGGCGAGCAGCAGGCTCGCATCGAAGCTGTAGCCGCTCGAAGCGCCGGCGAATGCCAGGGCGTTCGCGGAATGGGTCGCGGTGACGTCGCCGGCATTCCAGTTGATGACCCCACCCGAGGCAAGGAACAGATCCGACCAGGCTGTACCGGATGCACCGAGCGCGCCACCATCATTGGCCGACTGGAGAAAGGCCCCGGTGGATGTCATTGTTCCGGCAGCAACGACATTGCCGTTCTTGTCGACATAGAACCTGTCGGAGCCGCCGATCTGCAACGTCAGAAGCCGCGATCCCGCCGCCGAGGCGGAGTCCGTGGCATTCATCTTGATCGCGTGATAGGTCGTCCCTGCGTCGTTCCACAGGTCGGTCAGCGAATGGATATAGGCGTCAGCCATTGAGTTTCAGCCTCTGAGATAATCGGGAATGGCGCGTAGAAGTGCGCCGAGTAGATTGAGCCAGAACCGCAGGCCCTTGGCGGGCTCCTTGGGCGCGCTCACAGCTTCGCAGCCGTCAGAAAAAGCGTGTCGACCATCTCGTCCGCGAGCCCGAGTTCGATCGAGAGCGCCCAGAGATATGGATGCCCTCTCGAGATGTAAGTCGCCTTCCGCCACCAGATACGAACAGGTTCGTAGGGATAGGCTTCGATCAGCGCATTCACGCGGCCAAGCAGGATGCCGTTGTCGTGCTGGTAGAGCGCGATCTCGGCCTGTGCAGGCGAAACCCGATCTGGAATTCGGACTACCGGGCCCTCGACATCATGCACTGCAAGTACATCGGTTAGATCGGATTCGCTCTTGATAGGGGTGACTGGCGTCCCCTTCGGCACGCTCTCGACGTAGCCCCTGGCTTTGCTTGACCAGATGCGAGCGTCTTCCCCCACCGACCAATACCAGTTCTGTGGTGTGTAAACGGGAAGATCAAGCATACTGCCCGCCCGTTGCAGTCGTGCCGGCCACGTTGCCGGGGAAGTAGTTGGCGCCGCCGCCGAAGGTGTTGACCACTGCGTTCAGCGCGGCATTGTAGCGCTTCCCTGTCGCGGCACCCGAGAACGTGGCGCTGAAGACTGTGGCGCCAGATCCGTTCGATGCATCAATGAAGGAGACGCCCCATGCCGGCGTCCCGGTGATCGTGATCGTCTGCCCCGACAGGACCAAAGCTCCGTAATTCAGCAGCCAGTGGTAGTTGGTTGCGCCACTAATCGTGTAGCCAGAATTGACGTTGACCGTGCCGCCCGTATTGATCTCCAGATGGGAGCGAGTGCAGGCCGCAAAGGCCATGTTGCCCGAGATGTTCAGGACGGCATTGTTCTGGACAAGGATGCCCTGCCCGAGCGAACTAGCTGCCGAGTTTTGGACCTGAAAGCCGCGAACGCTGAGGATCGACGCATTCGAGACGGAAAACGCGCCATAGGCGTTGTGCGAGATGACGCAGTTCGCCGGGGTTGTGGTATCCCCGGCCAACGTTACCTGGCCGCCGAAGAACGGCGTGTCGACCGATATCGAGCCGGTGTACGTCCCTGTCCTGACCTGGATTGTCACGCTGAAACCGCCGAGATCGAGCGTCTTGGCGACATCAATCGCCTTCTGGATGGTCAGGAACCCGCCTCCGGATGAATCCACAAGTCCGGTATTGCTGTCTGATCCGTCCGTTCGGACATAATAGGTGCGGTTGGCGGTCAAGACCTCGCGGGCCGTCGCCCATTCCGGCGCGGTCAGGGCTGCGTTCTGCCGCAAGACCTGAAGGGCTGTGCCTTTTGCCAGTTTGACCAGGGTATCCGCCCCGGTTGCGTAGAGCATATCGCCGGCAACAAGGGCCAGGCCTTCAAGTGTCTCGATTGTCGGATAGGATGCCCATTCCGGTGCCGTCGCCCCGGCGTTCATCCGCATATGCTGTAGCGCGGTGCCTTTGGCGAGACGCGCCCAAGTCGCCGCTCCATTCGAATAGATCAGATCGCCAGCAACAGCTGTTCCCAATCCGGCAAGGGCCGTGAGATCGGTATCAAGGGGCTGATACGCTGCCGCAATCGCCGCCGGCGTCAGAAAGTCCGTGCCGGCCTCAAGATTTACGCCCGCCTTGAACGCCGCTTCGTTGGCAAAAGTCAGGAACGACCGGCCGTATGGCGTGGTCGTCAGCGCCGCGATGTCGGTCAGGTTCTGGTTGAGCGGCTGATAGGTGCCGGGAAGACCCCCTTCCAGTTCCTTCAGCCTTGCCAGAACCTTGATCAGTTCGGCGCGCCAGAATGCCATCTAGCGCACCAGCCCGCGCATGGCGAAGTTGATCGTCGCCGAGGAAAGGGTGTGCTGGCGCTTGTCGGACTCTTCCGAAACCAGGGTCGCGGCAAAGTTCTCGCCGAACCCGTCGATATGGGCTTCGAAACGGCCTTCGGTCGCCTGCGTCCAGTCGATGGCGTCGTATAGCCCGGTGGTGATGATCGGCGAGCCAGCATCGATCGACTGACCTGCTGTCGATCCGCCAAGGCCCCGCGCATAGTCGATATCGAAGGTATGCCCCAAGGTGATATCGTCCGGGGTATCGATGTCGACCGAGAACTTCTTGAACACCTTGCGCTGCGTCGGGCTGCCGATCGAGTTGAACGGCAGTCTGACATAGGCCTGGATCGCGGCCCCATCGAATGAGAGCCCACGATTGAGCTCGTAGACGTAACCGTCGGTCGATCCGACGAAGAGCCGGTCGCCGGCACCGGCCGAAACTTCGCCCGAACAGGCACAAAATGCGGTGATCGGCAGATTGAACGGCAACGTCTCCGGTGCCTTGCGGCCGATATAGACCGTGACGCCTGTCCCATCATCGAAGAACAACTTGTATTGGTCCTTGGCCTTGACCCTCATCGAGGCCGCGGCGCGGACGCCGGCATCGCGCTTGGCCCGGATCAGGGGCTCGATGAGCTGCGTCAATGTTCCAGCCCGCCAGTCGCCATAGGCTGCAGTCGAGCCCAGATCACGGACACCGGCGTCGTCGAGGAAGAATGGCCGATCCATCATCTGGATACTGCCCTCGGCGCCGCCGCTGCTGTCGCTGATCGGCAGCATCTGGAAATCGCTTGCATCGTTGCCGGCGACGTACTCGATGCGGTTCTGGCCGAAGATCACCAATGAGGCAGCGGCTGCCGAAAGCATGCCTGTTGTGGCATCGCCAAAGGTGAATTCGCCCGCCCCTGTCGTTGTGATGTATTGCAGCGGTTCCCCGATGCTCGAAAACAGCACCGACCCCGAGAGGAAGCCCAGAAACAGGTGGTTCTTGTACTGGGCGATGTGCGTTGGGCGGTCGAACTGTGCCCGCATGATGACGACATCACCGCCACGGGTAAGGATGCGGTCGCCGTCGCGCTCCAGCACGTTGATGGTGTCTTCGAGGATGCCGGCCTGCGTTCCGGTACGGATCGGCGACAGCGAGTCCCCTGTCCATTCGAACGCGGTCCCCTGCCCGTTGGAGAAGTAGAGCGCGGGCTGTCGAGCGGCGCCATAGAAATTATGGACCACGAAGCTGTATTTGCCGCCAGACGAGATCACCACGGCATAGTTCGGCGAACCAGTAGCTGAGCCCGAATCGCTCGTGACGGTTTCTGTCTGGAATGTGCCGTTCACATTCGACAGCACCAGAAAACCGGTCGCGGTGCCGTCCCAGGCGCCGGAACTCATGACTACGCGCTCGATTGTGCCGGTGGCCGTCGACGTGCCGCCTACCAGCACCTCGCCCTCGAAGAATTCCGCAGTGCCTGCCGTGAAATCGACGATCTGGCCGAATGTGACCTCCTGCCAGCCGGCGGACGTGTCCCGGTGCATCTTGCCCGCACCGTCGATGCTGTCACGGAAGGCGTAGATGTTCCCGGCGAAGACATAGACGCCACGAACCGGCCCCGTCCCGGGCACGGCCTGAATTGCTGCCCGACGGGCTGCAATTTCGACAGGATCGCTGCTGTCGGATGGTCTCGGCCGGCCGTCGAAGCGCTCATAGCCACCATGACGGGTATAGCCGGCAACGTCGGGCTCATAGTTGATCGCCGCGATGCACTGGCCGGCCGGAATCGCCAGCGGCGGCGTGACGAGGTTCAACCCGCCGCGAAGCAGGAATGTCGTGGTCTGCTGCGACATCAGGCCAGCGTGTCGCCGAGGCTCATGCGCGGAAGCTGGTCGCGCTCGAGGTTGCTGAATTTCTCCGACTGGCGCATCCGCCAAAGCGGGATCTGCGTCGGGGCCTCGTCATGCGTGCCGAGCAACATCAAAGCGATGTCGACGATGACGTCATGGAAACGGGTCGGCAGCTCCGGGATGTCCGCATCGGCGGCGAGAACCTGGGTGTCCTTCCGATACCTGCCCCGGATCGTGTAGACCTTGTCCGGGGTCCACGACAGAACGATCTTGCTGTCGGGCGCAATGGCGAACATCGAGGGCTTGCCCTCGCTCTGCGTCCCGCGAAGCTGGGTCCGGTAGAACCATTCCCAGTCACGGAAGATCAGCGCGCCCTCGTCCGCAACACCAATCGACGGATCATAGATCGTGATGCCGCTGTCGACGTCGTTGGACGAATAGATCCAGTCCGCAAAGCGGGTGATCGTGCTTGCAGTCGCCAGATCGTTGAAAGCCGAGTAGGCGTAGCGCTGCTGAGACGCCACGGTCGGGCCGTAGAACTCTGCCTGCATCCAGAGCCACGTCGAATGGGCGTTCTGGATCTGCCGCCAGGCGTCATCGACCCACCGCACGATCTTGGCCAGACGGTCGACCTGGCCAACAACGGTAGTCGGTTTGACCCCGGAGACTGTGCCAGACTCCGAGGCAACGCGCTGGCAGAGGGCAAGATAGTTCATGATCGATCAGCCGAGGATCGAAAACGGGTGCGTCGGCACCAGCGTCGGATTGATCGGCTCGTTGTTCGGCCCCTTGTCGTACTGGACCTTGTTGGCATTCTTGAGCACTTCGACGACCTCGGACGGCACATCGACCGCAATGCCGCGCTTGATCAGGTAGACCTTGCCGTTGACCCCGACCGGAACCGCTTCCTTGCCGGCGGTGCTGCCGGGGATGTCCTGGTTCGGGATCATGATCTTGATCATCTTGGCCGGCGCACCACCATCGGCCTGGGGCTTGGCGGTCTGCGCCTTGGGCGCCTGATCGTCGGCAACCTCGATATGGTCCTTGTCATAGCCGACGGCAGCCATCGCGGCCTTGATCGCGGCCGAGCCCTTGCGATAGTCGATATCGAGCCCGAGGGAGACGGTTGCGAACTGCGCAAGCTGCGTTGCGGTCGCGTCGTCAATGCGGATCTGTTTCATTTTTCGGCTCCCTTGGCGCGCTTGGTGGGGGCGTCGACACGGACGGCGTTCGCCTCGTCGATCAGTTTCAGGACCGAGTTGAACGCCTTTTCGGCGCCAATGGCCTGCTGGACGACGTTGGCCGCCTGCTGGATCATGGCTTGGGCTTCGCGACCTTGCGCGCGAACGGCTTCGAGCTCGCGCTCGACATGCGATCGATCGATCATCATGGGGTGATGGACCTTGGAGTTTGGGCGGCTCGGGATTGAGCGGCCGGGGAATGGGCCGGGCGAGGTCTGCACCGCCCGGCCTTGGTCTTAGGACAGGGCCACGGAACCGGTGTTCACGACGACGTTGCCCACAAGAGCTTCATCGAAAAACACAACCAGGCTTTCTGCCGGGGCATTCAGCGTGGCAATCGTGTTGGTACCGTTGAACGTCGCGCCGCCACCAAGGGTGAGGGTGTGCGCCGCCGTGCCCGACGCCGACGTATCCGTGACGGTGAACAGGCCAGGCGACGGGGTGAAGGTGGCCGCAATCACGACAGTCGCGTGATTGAGCCGGAGGTTCTTCACGCCGGCGGTCACGGCGGCGGTTGCGGTGAGTTCCTGGGAAAACCCAGTCGCGTCGGCCGCCCGGTTGATCTCGGCGGCAGTGGCGGTGACCGCCGTGCCGCCGACGTAGTTGAAATCGCCGTTGACCAGCGCCTTGAGAACATCCGCGAGGTCTTTGAGCGACCCGTTGCGGATGGCCTGAATGGCCTGGTTGGCGACAGTGTTGGTGAGAGCCATGATTGAGCCCTCCCCTTACTGCTCGCCGCGCCATGCAGCATAGCGAAGCAGCTTGGCCTCGGTGGCGATCGCCGAGCCGATGGTGAAGCCCTTGGCGTCGCCGCCAAGAGTACCTTCATACCGGGAGATCGCCGAGGTACCGGTGGCCGAAGCCGCCGCCGTGGTGATCGCGCAGTTATGGACGACGTTGGCCGTCACCGTGGCATCGTTGATGCCGGCGGTGCTGTCGCTGTCGACATAGACGTTTTCGGAACCGAACGTGCCGACCAGCGAACCCTCAAGGAGCTCGATGAAGCCGGCAGCGTCGCCGCCAGCCCAGGTGCCGGAATAGAGCAGCACCTGGCGGACAACACCGGTGGCGGCGGAAGTCGCCCCCTTGATCTTGTCGCCGGCCGTGATCTCCTTGGTGCCGCCCGAAGTGAACGGGACGACCCAGGAAAGATACGCGATGGTGTACGGCGTGCCGTCGGTCGCGTTGTAGAGGTGGACACATTCCGGCACGAAGCCGAGTTCGATGTTGAGGGTGGCGCCGTTGCCGACCGCGCACCCAAAGACGGGCTGACCCTTCATGGGATCGATCCTTTCAAGGATTGGGGAGAGGAAGCGGGGCCGGAGCCCCGCCGATCAGCATCAGAGGGCGGTCGAGGCTGTCTCAAGCCTTGCCATCCACAACTGGTTCAAGATCAGCGCCAGGTGCCAGAACTTGTAGCCGGCATAGCCACGCTGGCCGAGCGGGTCGTCCTTGGTCTTCTGGCCGACAGGGATGATCGAGGGCGAAACCGAGCCCTGACCGCGCAGGGGGACCATGCCCCATGCTTCCTTGCCGAAGAACAGGACCGGGTAGACATCGGCGGACGTGCCCGAGGTCGACAACATCGTGACCTTGGCGCCGCCGGCATCGGCAAAGGCGCCGAGATCGGCCGACAGCATGTAGCGGACGGTTTCCACCGAGCCGATTTCATGGGGCGAGATCACCGAGCGGCGGCCGTATTCCGCGACCGGCAGGAAGCCGGGCATGTTGCGGATGTCGGAGTCGAGATCGGTATGGCCGACCGCGATGTAACCGCCTTCCACCGGACGGGTCGCGTAGTTCGGCGAGCCGTCCAGAACGTTGGTGATCTTCATGGCCTTCTGGGCTTCGAGAGCACGGATGACCGCACGCTGCTTGGTCAGCGAAATCGCCGTGTTGACGTCGGTGCGCTGGGTGCCGTTGGCATAGAAGACATTGGTGCCACCACGAAGGGCTGCGTAGTTCAGCGCTTCCTGGGTGCGGCCGATGTTCTCGCCAAGCTGCACGGTGATGTCGTTCAGTACCGGGTCTTCGTGGGTGTCCTCGATGACGTCGGTGACTTCGGCGACCATGCCGTACTGCGACAGCGAGCCCGCGACGTCTTCATAGCGGAAGGACGTCGAGGAAGGGGTGACGCCTTCCTGCAGCGGGATCGTGGATGCCTCGAACGGCACCGGGCGGCGGAACTTGATGTTCACGCCCTTGTTGGCCGGCATCGGCTTGATCAGCGGGCCGGTCTTTTCCAGCACAAGCTGGGGCTCGGCATGCTTGAGCATCTGGCGCTCAGCATACACGGTGGTGCGCTGGGAAATCCCAGGGCTGGTGGAGGTATTGATGCTCATTGCAACGATCCTTCGAGCGAAGCGCTCAACGGGTCAGGCGTTCCTGGGCATCGAAGGCATCCCAAATAGCCTTCGCATCGCCCTCTTCGGGGATACCGGAGACAGTCGGCCGGCCGACCTTCCCTTGCGGTGAGGCCGAGCCTTGGATCTGGCGCTGGCGCCTGTCGTCGAGCTTGGGTTGGGGAGCGGGCTGCGGTGCGGGGTCCGGCGTTGGCGCCGGGGTGTCCTTGACCAGCCCGAGATGCTTCTTGAAACCTTCCACGACCTTGATCGCGGCGTCGCTGTCGGCGATGACGTTGGCGTTCTGATGAGCGGCTTCGCGAATGGCGCGGGGTTGGTCTTCAACCCAGGCGACAAAGGCACGTCCGTTCTTGTTCAGGACATCCACATAATCGGGATGGACGGCGAGAAGTCTGTTGGTTTCGGCGTCGACCAGATCGTTTAGCTCGGACTGGGCGGATTCGAGATCGGCCTTTTCCGAAGCTGAAAGTCGGTCAACCTTCCCGTCAAGCTTTTCCAGCGCCTTCGAAAGGGGCTGGGCAATGTCGGGGTAATCTTCCTGGATGCCGGCGATTTCATCGCGGGCGTTTCCGATGTCGCGGCTCGGCTTGTCCTGAGCGGCGTTGATCTTGCGCTGGAGCGCGCTGATGCGGCCCGATGCGGACCTGCTGCGCTGCTCGAACTTGGCCCGCTCGGTCACGGCCTGCTCGTAAGCGGCGCGCTGTTCCGGCGTGGCGTTGGCCCAGATGTCCGGTTTCGGCGCTTCCGCGGCCGGCGCATCGGGCTTGGGGGTATTCTCGTCGACGGCAGCGGCTGGTGCGGCTTCCGCCTCTGGCTCGGGATCATCTTCGACGGTCTTGGCCGCCGGGTTGTCCCTTGCGTTTTCTTCTGCCTGGATTTCGTTCCAGAGCTCGGCCTCGTCCTTGACCGTATCGGCGAGACGCGGATCGATCAGGCTGAGGTCATCCGCCGTGATGGCGGCAGTTTCGGCGGCGGCTGGCGCGGCCTGGGTCTGTTCAGTCACTTCTTGGCCTCCGATCCGACGGCGTCGATTGCCTTCTTCATTTCGGCCTGCTTTTTCATCGCGGCCTTGAGGCGGGCCGGATCGGCCTTGACCTTCTCGGCGTTGATCAGGGTGCGGAGGTCATCCTCGGCTTCCCACTCCTTCATGTCGGCCGAACTAGGGCCGCAGATGCCTTTTGCCATTTCTGGGTTCCTTCTCAGTACGGCACGTTGGTGACGATCTCGGGCTTGGGCTTGTCGCTTCCGAGAGCGAGAATTTCGCGCAGGGCCTTGATCCTGCCGCGCTCGATGTCGGTTTCGGATGCGTTGAGGTGGGCGCCTTCAAGCCTGTCACGGCTGGCCTCGACCGCCTTCTCGGCATGGTCGCGCACCGCCTGCCATGTGGCGCTGTTCAGATCGATCGACATGTGGATTTAGGCCTGACGCCAGCCATCGAAATGATGGCGTAGTTCGGCGCGTGAGTAGACCAGCCCTTTTGGGTCCTTCCACCCACCAGAAGTTCGAAACTGCGCTCTGCTGGCGGGCACCATGCGGAAGTTCTGATCGAAGCCGGCTGGCCGGATGTATTCGAAGACCATCCCCTGTCCTGACCCCTTGAATGCCTCGATAGTCATTCCGCCACGCGGCTTCATGGGCAGTTCCAACATTGGCGCTAGTTTCATACCGCTGATCCCTCGGGAGCATCGCCGCCGGCCGAGATGTAGCCGCCGCTGCCCTTCGGCTCTTCGCCGCGAGCCCGGGCCGACTTTGCGTTGACTGCCTCAACGGCTGCTTCTGCGGTAAACACACGTTCCTTGGAGTCGATGGTCTGTCGATGCATCTGCATCCGCGCATCGATCTGGTCCAAGGTGATATTGCCCTGCTGCGCCAGTTTGATGAGTTCGGTCTCTTGCTGCAGGAGAGCAATCCGCTCCTTGGATTCGTTCTCCATGTTCGAAATGGCGACCGTGGCGTCGAGCTTGGCGAGTTCCAGATCATGCTGCTGCTGCGCAAGGTCGGCCTTCTTCGCCTCGGCCTGGGCCACGGCATCGTTTGCCGCTGCCTGCGCCATGATGGCGTCGATCTCGGTGTCGGTCAGCACGACGTCTGCCGACGGGATCATCAGCGCCTGGAACAGCTTGCGCAGGATTTCGCGGTTCTTGAGCATCGGGCCATAGATCGGATGGCCGCCAAGCTGCGTCGCCACCGCCATCAGCGTCTGGGCCTGCATCTCGCGCACCAGAAGGACCGAGGAACCGCGGGCATCGACGTCATAGTCGCCCTTGATCTCGTCCTTCGGATTGAACTGCATGTTCCAGTCGTAGAAACGACGGATGTCCGGCGTTGTGACGTCGTCATCGAAGTTCTTGACGATGCGGCGGAAAACCACGTTCGCCGAGTTCATCAGAAGCGCCATGCCCTGCACGGTTTTCGTCGTGTTGCCCTGCTCGCCTTGGGCGATCTGAGGCATTGCCGTCATGTCGTCGATGAACTGCTTCGACAGGGCGATGATGTTGGCGAACTTCGCCTGATTGTTCGGAATATCGAAGGTTTCGAAGACGCGGTGTCCAGTCGGGACGCCTTCCTTCGCCTTCCAGATTTTCGTTCCGCCACCGATGGTCCAGTCGCCGTCGGCCGGTTCGACTTGGCTGGTGGCGACAACGATCTGTGGCCCGGCGCTGTTGCCGGCATTGTCCATCATGGCGCGCCACGAGGCATTGAGCGACTTCTGCGGATCTCGCATCACATAAGGGACGCCATAGCCGAAGACCGAGCTTTCGTCCTTGATCAGGTTGAACACCGAATAGAGGCATTCGCCCGAGTCATAGGGATAGATCGCGAACTTGAGCAGTTCGCCGTCGCAGAACCAGACGATGGCGTTGAGGGTGTCGAGCGGATCGGCATCGGCCAGGTCTTTGACCGTCGCATCGTCACCCATCGCAAGGGCAAGATCCTGCATGTCCTCGGCGCTCAACTGCCCGGAATACTCCCAGACGTGATAGAGGCCGCTCGTCACCTGCTGCTTGTCGCCGGTGATATCGCGGATCGACGCCAGATATGACGGTGCCGGCGCTTTGGGCTTACCGGCCAGCAGGCGGCGGATGGCGCCCTTGTCGAAGCCAGGCAGGCGCGCGAGTTCGCGCAGCTTCTTCTGGTTCATCAGGTGCCGCTCGAGGTTGCCCTCGCCGTCCTCGATGTTGCGGACGTCCATATCGGGGAAGAACGACCAGATGTCGACGTAACGCATTGCCGGCTGGTCGCCGTTCGACATCTGCAGCTTGTAGGCGTCGGCCATGACCGGCTTGCCGTCAAGCCCGATCTGCGGCGTGCCGTCGGGGTTCCTGGCCGGCTCCTTCTGCATCTGCCAGCCCTTGCGGACCCGGTCGCCGGTCACTGGCCCCTTGGTGACGCCAGTACCGAGCTTGCTCGCATCCTCGATCTGGTCACGCTTGACCGCGTGGTAGCTCGATTCCTTGAGCTGGTCGTCGATCTCGGCGGCCATCAGGTCGCAGCGGCGGCCGCCTTCTTCGATGATGCCCTGAAGCTCTTCGGCCTTCTGCTGGGCAATATCGGCCTGCGCCTTGAGTGCTGCAGCCTGCGGATCGGCACCCTGGCCTTCCTGCTGTGCCGCTGCGGCCTCGTCTGCCTTCTTCTTGGCGTCGAATGCGGCACGCTCGGCCTGTTCAGATGCTTTGGTCAGGCGCGGAACTGGCGTCGGCTGGATGCCCCAGTTCTTGTCGTCGGTCGGGAACAGCAGATCCATGAGGCGCGCCGACATCGCGTCGGTCTTGGGCCGCGTCAGGTTGATGAACAGCTTCGACTTCTTCGATCCCGGGGCATTCAGCTTCCGCTGGGTGTCGGCATCATAGCGGCCATGATACTGGGCGAGGTCTTCGAGCCAGCGATCCTCAAGGGACTGGCGCTGCGCGATGCGCTTGGTCGCCATGTTCTCGAAACGACCGATGATGCCACCCAGGCGCTCGGCAAGCTTCTGGCGCTCAAGCTCCGGGTTGGGCTGCTGTTCGCCCTGCTCGATGATCTCTTCGTCGGCCATCAGTAGCCTGCGTCCGAATCCGCGATCACAGAGCCGCCCCCGACGGTACGGTCAGGAACCTGCACAGAGGCGATCTTGCTCCATGTCGCGATGAGGTAGCGCATTGCATCCATAGCGTGATCGAATTCCTTCACGATCTTGCCGTGCTCATCGCGGCGGTAGAGCTTGTATTCGGCCTTGAGGTTGACCAGCGTCGAGAAGACCTTGAGCCGGCCGGTTTCGAGTAGCGCCCAGACCTCATAGAGCCCGCTTTCCACGGCATTGACCGCGTTGACGAGGTCGAGCCCCTGCCCCTTATAATCAGCGATCAGTTGCTCGCCGTCGCGTTGAGAGCGGCCGCGAGCCGCAGGATCGATCGCGCCCTTGATCCAGATGCCACGCGCCTTGATGGCTTGGGCATGGATCACTGGAAGCTGATGGCCGCGATAATGCTCGGCATAGAGGTAGATCGTGCCATCGGCGGGGTCTTCGGCGCCCCAGATCGCCGCGGTGCATTTCCAGCCCACATCGAGTGCGTATGCTCGCTTCCAGAAGCGCGGGATCGCGAACGGGGCGACCTCGATATCATCGAGATCAACGGGGTAGATCGCCCCAGCACCCATCGACGGGATACCCTGCGAGCGCGCCTTGCGCATATGCGGCGGGTAGCTGCTGAGCAGTTCGGCTTTGGTCTTTTCGTCCAGGTGCGGGACGTCATCCCAGGCCGCCTGGACGAGGTATTTCGAAGCCGTGATGGCGGGCATCAGCGGTTCATCCATCGGCCCATGGCGAGCATCTGGCCATTCGGATGAGGGGTATCCACTCCGGCGGAGGCAGCATCCCATGCGGAGAAGCCTTCAGGGATGGCATAGACCATGTCCGCATCCTCGAAGCCGCTCGTTACCTGGACTGCTTCACCGAAGCCCAGGAGGTTGATCGTCGGGAAGTACGGAAGGACCGCCAGTGATGCGAAACTGAACCCGCCGAGACCAAGCTCAGGATTCTGGGTGCCCCCTGCCGTAGCATTCCATGTGCCGCTGTTCTTCCTGAACCAGATCAGCCTGGCATCGAAATCGACCGCCATGCAGTAGGTGACGCCTTCACCGGGGCCTTCCTGAAACTGCTGGTAGGCATTGGCGAGGTAGAAGTCAGTGCCCGCGAACTCGAACCTGTACTGGTACAAGCGGATCGAATTGACCTCGCTCGAAGTGTAGCTAAGGCCTTCGGCCAGAACGAACGTGGAAGGCAGGAAGCCGAAATCAACCTCGTAGTCCGGGTCAAACCCGAAATCGAGCGTGAGTTCGAAGTACCATTTGCCCGTCTCGCGCCCGGTGGTTGCCCTGGCCTTTGCGCCATCTACGGAAGACGATACAGTCCGCCCGCCGTTGGTAATCGTCAGATTTGCGGTCTTGGCCGCCGGGTCCCATCCCATGGCACGGGTCAGGCCACCAGCGACTTGAGGGCTTTGAGCTTGGCCTTATAGTCCTTGGCCGCCGTTTTCGCAGCGGCCTCTGCCACCACCAAGACAGCCTCTCGCTCATCGAGCATCGCGGCGCGGACATTGAGGCCATTCTCCATGGCGGCATTCATATCTGCGGTTTGTTTCAAGGCCTTTCGTTCCGCTGCGATTTCAGCCTTGAGGGCGGCAGCCTTGGCGTCGCGCTCGACACGGCCGGCTTCGAGCTTGGCCAACTTGGCGTCGATGTCGGCTTCGCGCTTGGTCGCGGCCTTCTCGCGCTCGACAAGGGCGCGTTCCGCATCGCCGATCTCGGTGACGAGCTTGCAGAGTTCATCGTCCTTGCGACTCAGGGCCTCGGCGCGTGCGTCCAGTTCGGCGCGCTGCTCGGCCAGCGCAGCCCGGGCTTCGCCAAGCTGGGCTTGGGCATCCTTGAGTTCGGCGAGCTTGGCCGAGAACGCAGCGGGGTCACTGACCAGCGTCATCAGGCCTTCGAGCACGCCGGCCTCGCTTCCACGGGATCCAGACATCATATCGATCAGCTCCCGTTGATTGCAGCCAGCTTGTAGCCGGCACCTTGAGGCACGCCATAGAAGCGGGTTTCGCCAGCACCGAGGCGGTGCCTGTTGTTGACGGCCGTCGGGTTGGCGCCGACAGCGACATGCGCAGCCGCCGAGGCATGAACCATGATGAACGCGGTCTGCGCGTTGAAGGCGCTGGACTGCGTCGATGTCGCCGGGTTTGCAATCTGCTGCTCGGCGACCGACGGTTCCTTGCCGGCGGCGATCAGGTAGTTGTGCCCGTCGCGCGCCAGCGTGGCGTATTCGGTGATGTAGATGTCAGCCATTTAGGCGACCCTTTCGAGTTCTGAGACATTGAGCGCCTCAAGTGCCCGCTCTTCGATTGTGGCCATGAAACTGCGCAGCAAATCAGGTGTCAGTTGATCGGTGCCGTCAGGGACAGGAAGCGGGGCAAGGCCGCCGTCCATCCACTTTCCGTTCGCCTTCCATGCCAGATACGCCCTGGTGCCAAACGGGTCATCTTTGGTCTTTTGGCTTGCCGGGATGAACACGATTTCGATCCTGGTCGTCGGTCGAGCCATTGCTTCATTTCCTCTCGAATTCTGCGGGCCGATCTTCGTTCGGCATGAACGCCAGCACGGTCTGCGTTAGCCCCTCAAGCGGGGTGAACGTCAGCAAGATCAGGCCATTCGTGGTCGCTGTTCGCGTCAGGCACTCGCCATAGACGTCAATCGGGCACTCTTCGTCAGGCCATATGACGTGCTGTGCCGTGCCTTCGAATGCGCCGCGCCCCTGCTGGTAGGACTTGAAGCCAAGCGTCGACCATTTGCCGCTGACGTGTCTGACCTTGATCGTGTCGACGAGGTCCTGGACACCCTGCTTCCAGCTTGGCAGGCCAATGAGGCGTCCCGGCAACAAGCCGGTTCCGGTGACGGTCTTTCGCTGCCCTTCGAATGTGATCTCGCCAAGCAGCGCCTTTTGCACCACGTCGCGAGTGCTTTCGTTGGTCTTGCCGCAGGCCCATGCCCGGATCGGACCATCGAAGCGCCGGCCCTCCCACCAATCGGGATAGAGGCCAGTCAGGTGGGCGGAGACTTCGTATCCACCCGCGACTGTCTTTCCCACGCGATTGGCGGCAAGGAAACAGCGCTCGCGATATTCAGCACCCGCCCGGAAGAACTCCATATGCTTGGCGTATTTGTGCCTGGCGTGGATGATCCGGCCGTCGGGCTGGATCGTGTCCTCGTCAGGGAACAGGGTGTGAAACATGCGCTGCGACTGGCGCTTCTGCTTCTCTGCCAAAATCGCGGCAATGACTTCTTTCCGCTCACGCGGCAGCGCTCGCAGCGCCTCGGGCGTCAGCGAAAGCATGATCAGTGGGCCGTCTGGCCCTCTTTCCCCGAAACCGCCTGCTCCAACTCTTTGTCGAGCTCGTCGTCCGACATGTCGGCGAAGGTGTGCCTGTGCTCGACCTCGGTCTTGTCGCGCCAGTCATCCTTGCGGCGGTTTTTCAGCCAGAAGATTGCAGCCGTCGTGTCCGCCGGGATGTGCTTGCGAACCTGGACGACCTCGACCTCTTCCTCGTGCTGGGCAACCTTGATCTTGATCGCCTGCTCCTCGGTGACCTCGTAGCCGGTCGCCTTCTGGTACAGAGAGCGCTCAACCCGTTCATCTGCATGGGCTTTCGCGCTTTTTATGGCGTCGCAGAAATCCTCGTGGTCGAGCTTCCAGCGATAGAGCGTTGCCCGATGGATGCCGAAGAAATCCGCCATCTCGTCATCGGTCGCGCCGAGCAGGCAAAGCTTGGCCGCTTGCTCGGCATATTCCGGCATGTAGCCGCTTGGACGGCCTTGCGGCCTGTCTTCGGTGCCGGCTGGCGCATCTGCCTGTGCGCGCAGTTCCGCGACGCGAGCGACGATGTTCTCATTTGTTGCCAGCCGCGATGCTGACGAGCGGCCACCCTTGAACCCGGCTTCTGCATAGGCGACCGCTTGTGCGATGCCCTGTGCCAGAAGCTTTGCGTATGCCTCGTACTTGGGCTTGGAGAGGGCCGGCACTAGTGAACCCACCCATCGGCGGCGGTCCAGACAACAGTGCTGTCGGCCGGCATGCGCGGTGGCATCTCGGTATTGCAGACCGGGCAAGGATCGCCGGCGCCGCCACAGCAGTTATCGCCTTCGCCCCACGAGACATGAGGATGGTTCTCGCATACCCAGCCAGTGCTTTCGCAGTTGAGGCATTTCGGTTGCGCGGTCATCGTCAGGCGCTCGCCACGCTCTTGAGGCTGTCCCAGATGGACGAGGACGCCTGTGCTGTTCCGGGTGTATCGGCCTGCACTTGGCCTGGCATCTCGAAATGACGCTGCGCTTCTGCCGGCAGGCGATCATACATCACGCGGATGCTGCCGCCGTCATAGGCTGGCATCGCCGCAATGATGGGCATGCAGAGTGCGAGCTCGTAAGTCGAGATGTCGGGGCGCGGCTTCCACGTCACGGAGAAGATGGCTACAGCGGTGAACATCAGCCGGCCACCTTCGCCTTCAGCGCCGCGACCTCCTGCTCATGCAGGCGCTGGCGCAGCAGATAGCCTTCGAGCTGCCAGACCTTGTTGCGCGCATTCTCGCGAGCGATCTTGCGGCCTAGCGCCTCATCGAAGTTCGCCGCGCTGGCGGATGCGCTTTCCCCGGTGACGATGAAGCTGTTGCGCAGCATGAGCGCGCAGACGGTCAAGGTGGTGCCCGGGAAGACGTGGTATGCCTCGCCGACGATGGCGGAGTCGACCAGATCAGGCGTGAGGCGCGGCGCGGTCAGCCCCTTGGTCTGGATCTCGGCCTCAATGGCGGTTTCGTCTCGGCTCATCTTCATCTCCTGGAGAGCGAGGGGTTCAAGCGCTATGGTCGGGATTGCGGCCATAGTCAGTCGGGTCTCTCGGGTCGTCCCCGAGATCGTAGCGGCTAACGGTCTTGCCGTTCTCGTTCATGACGAAGCATATGCCGCCCGTCAGCGGGAGCCGGGGGTCGGGCGATGAGTGTCCAACCGGTTCAATCCAAAGGGTCGGCGGACTCCGCCTGAAGTCGGCCGTGGGGACGTAATTCACGATGGGCGATGCGTAGATCGTTTCTTCGCCAGACGGCTGGATATGCTTGATGCTGAGCATGTGGATGCGTCCTTGTGCTGGTTCGTGCTGCTGGGTGATTCAATCGATGTCGCGGAGGTCCGCGATCTGGAATTCGAGGAAGTCGATCATCTCTTCGATCGACATTGCATGCAGCGCCATGCCGATCATGTTTTCGAGCGCGGCCTTGTTGGCGCGCTTGAGATAATCGGCTGTCGCCTGCTCTGAAATACGGTCAAGGTCGCGGTCGGACATGGTGTCCTCGCTGATGGTGGAATTGGCGTTGTGGTTCGAACGGAAGCCTTTTGACATGGGCTTCCTCCCACTATCCCCGCAGGGCGGGAGGGTCAGGACGGGCCGGGCTTGATACCGGCTACTGCAAGGGGCGGTCACCCTCGATGTGCACTCCGATCCACAAGGTACGGCCAAGACCACAGTCGCCGTTTTTATGGTCATCTGGTTTGCTACGCTGGCGGGCACACACATACCGCCTCGATAGCCGCTTTGCGTTTCCTTCAACGCCGCCGTCCTGAACTGCTTGGGAGCATAGGCACTCACCGAACCGAGCCCTGTGTCTGACATCAACGCCGTTCGGTCGTGGCTTAACGATGCCGGTCAGACACGTTGCCGTGCTGACGTACTCCCAACTGTGAATTTGGAATTGCTTACGCACTTCGTCGGGGGCCTATTGCCTCGACGGGAACGGGTGCTAGACGCTCAACCCTATGGCTGCGTACTGATCAGCAAATCGTCCCGAAGCGGTTATCGCTGATATTCGCTGAAAAATCAACATCTCGTGCATGACCAAATCAAGAACACGAGATATGGCTGACTACGCCGCCTGTATCAGGTCTTCCGGGACAAGGACCGTCTGATCCTTGCCCAGCATCCTCGACAGGACGAGCTTGGCAAATCCAGGCTTTACCTTGCCTTCCCTGAATGTGGCGGTGATGTTGTCAAACGGCCCGCCTATGATCAGAACCTTGTCTCCGTGGATGAAACCTGATCTCGGCCGCTTGCCCTGATCGAATGCACCGTCGGCGCAGAGGTAGCGCAGCTGCTCCACGGCTTTTTCATCGACAGGCAGGGCTCTATCCGTTCCCGGTGCCCTGACAATGCTGGCGACGTGCCTAAAACGGCGATCATGCTTATTCACGGTCTTGGTCTGCTCGATGGATAGCTGGGCGAACAGATAGCCCGGCATGAGCAGCATCTCTGTTTCCTTGCGCTGGCCCTTGGTATGCTTGATCAAGGTGAAGCGCTTGAAGGTCGGCATGAAATGGTTGATGTCGGCTTCCTTCAGCTCGTCCGCTGCGCGTCTGTCGCCATGGACAGTCGGGCGCACAACATACCAGTTCGGCTTCTGCTCGGTCATGAATGATCCTTCTGGTATGGGCTCGGGAGTTCTTTGGCGGCGGATCGTTCGATGTTGAGGCGGTGAAGCGCTTCGGCCTCGGAAATCAGGTGGTAGGCCGCGATCTGCACCGTGTCCCAGCCCTTGCGGAAGAGTTCGAGGGCTGAAAGCGGATTGACCTTGTGCTTCGATGGGCCGCGCCCTCGCGTCTCTTCGAAACCTGCGTAGGGGATCAGCGCCATCGGACCTGTCCCCCAAACTGCTCTTTCGACTTCGAGTGCGTCCGAAATGTTGTTTTCGCTACGCTTCATCCCTGCTCTCCCCCTTCATTTCGAATAGCGGAGGCGATGTCTTGGACCGCGCTGTTTGCCCAGTCTTGCGGGGTGGTGTGCCTGAGTTTGCCACCCACCTCGCCAAACGTGACAAGCCATTGTTCAGCGATCTGCGCACACCGCTCGCGTTCCTCGGCCTTGGCCTCCATAATCGCCGTGGCGACGTCGGCAATCGCGTCACCTTTCCAGACGTGGACCGTTGCAATCCGGTCAACGATTTCCTGCGCCTTCTTCTCGATGTCAGCGGGTATGGTCATTGGGCTGGGTCTCCGGCGTCGAGATAGCGAAGTTGCCACGTTGGGTGATACGAACCGCTGTGCTTTGAGCCATCGAGGCGGATAAGCAGGTATGGCCCCCGCGTGCCGGTGATGGTGCCAAATTTGCCCCGCGCATCCTTGAACGGGTTGTATTCGACGCGCCCGCCCCGCTTGGCGGGGACTCCATAATTGCTCCTGACCCATTCGATGCTCATTTCGTCTCCCTGGTATTGGAGAGGGCGGCGTGGCGCAGGAAGGCTGCTGTTGCCAAGATATGGTCGTTGCCTTGATTGCGGTTATCGGCCTTGCGGCGCTCCACGAGGGCGTCAATCTCTGAGGCGCAGGCGTCTATGGCTGCGCGGGCCTTATCCATGAGGTCGTACCGCATCGGGTGATCTTCGAATGCCCGGTTCCGGCAATTGGGGACCATCGGGAACATCGCCCTTGCGACCTTCTCCACCATGTCAGTCATCGTGCCGCCTCCATGTGTGTTCTTGCGATGTCAGTCACCGCATACCGGGAGTCAGAACGCCCGCCGGACCGCCGTAGAGGCTCGCCAAACAGCAGCGCGCCCTTGGTCATCAGCCCTTCGACCAGTGAATGGGAAACCTCTGGCCCGTTCGGCTCCAGCGTCCACCAGACCGTGCGTTCCCTGTCGAAATGGCACCACAGCGCCAAGCCGCCGATGATCTGCTTGAGCAATTCGGATTGAGCCGGGGTCAGGCGCATTGAGCCTTCTCCACGATCTGCAGGCTTTCGCCGCCATAGAGGAAATGCAGGTATGGCAACGACACCGGGACGATTTCAGCAGTGCGGGGTCCAAGTGGATTGCTGGCCGGCACCTGCTTCAAGGTGATCGCGCGGATTCCGAACGCGCGGCCGATCATCCGCCAGGAATGGCCGGCGAGGCGCATCCGTTGGGCTTCGGCAACATGGCATTCCTGCATTTTCGACATGACGCTTACTCCTACGCAGCTTTCGAACGTGACTTCGGTGCCGGGCCATAGATGATGCCGAGGCAGGCAACCCACTTCGCGCCGGCCGGGATCTGCCTGGTCAGGCTCAGCCGGCGGAACACATCGAGGTTGGCGTCTTCGACCAGCACGGGAAGGTGCGCGTTTTCGGCCAGCGCCTTCTGGCGCTTGATCAGGAATGGTGGGGTCGGGCCGGAATGGTACGCTGGGGCCGGTAGCCGTGGGCGGGCCCGGATGTCTATAAACTCCTGCCGCCTGCGAACTTCTTCAATGAATTCCGGCCCGGAGGGGGCAAACTTCTTCGACTGGTCCTTCACGTCGCCAGCCGCGAACCGTTCCGACGCCTCGATTATCGCCTGATCAGTCTGGCCAGCGCATAGCTTGCCCAGCGTTGCGAACAAGAGCTCGTAGTTCTGGCTTGTCTGGGGAAAGCAGTTCAGCATCTGTGTTATCGAATCTTCCGCCTGCTGGTTCATTTCGCTTGATCCTTCGGGATATGTTGGCTTCGACGGCGGTTTGGTGGCGGCCTGGCGGTGAACCCGAGTGCTGTGCCGGTGGCGGCGAATGGCTGTTGTTTTGCTTGCGATCGAGCCATGAGACGACAAAGCGCCGCATCCCTTTGCGGGTTTTCCGGCGTGTGGGATTGGCGATCAGCCAGGAGCGCATGGCACCAAGCTGCTGGATGACATCAACAGCGGGGAATGAGGCTCGCCATTCGGCAACATCCGATTCCGAGACCGGGTACATCTCACCCGAAACGCATGGAAGCTCGAATGCAGTCGGCGAAGCGACCACGACCGGAGCGGATTTTTCCGGCTCCGGGCAAGAGGATGCGTTAGCATCCGATATATCTGTATCTGTATCTGTCTCTTGGGCCGTCACCTCACCGTCACGTGACGGTTGCGTTACGTCACGCGTTACGTTCTCTTGCGTAACGTTATGGTCACGGTCGCGTTGTTGAACGTCAGATTTAGACTTGATGCGTTCGCGATATCGGCGCTGCCGTTCCTTAGCCCCGTCACTGTCGTATTGACGCTCCCCCCACTTCGCCACCATCCCGCCACCGATGCGGCCGAGACTTTCCAAGCCAGCGAGAATAGAACCCATGTCAGCGTCATCACATCGAAGAAAGTAAGCGGCCTCTCCGGTGTCGAATTCAAAGCGACCTCCTTCGTTTATCTCTGCAGCGCTTTCGAGAAGCGCGCCCCAAACCCACACCACACGCTCGACTGGCTGCTTTACGCGCACGGCCACCCGGACGAGTTTTTCGTCACGCATCATTCCTGCGTAATGGCGGAACCACCTGCTCAAGCCGCGATTCCTTGTTCCGTCTGCTGAATCAGCACGACACAGCCAGGGCCATCCTCAGCCCACTCAAACGAGAGCTTGCGGACGAAGTGGTTGCTGTCGTCTTCGATCAGGCCGTTGGCCTTGAGCGTGTCGAGAATGCACTTGCCGAGGTTGTCAGCGTCCCGTGCGCGCTTGTCGGGCGCCACGAGGCGGACATAGACAGACACCTGCCCCTTGAGCTTGTTCGGCCGCTGCTGGGCGATCACAGCCCATGCTTCACGGCCATAGGCCTTGTAGCGCGGGGTCGGCACACGGCCCCTGCCCTTCACGTTGGTGAAGCAGTCATGCAGCGGGACCGGGAAAGGCAGTTCAACGCGCGTCATGCATCCTCCAAACGTCGGAGAACGACGAGCAGGCCCGTTGAGCCAGCATTTCCACATGCAACGCGACGGACGTAGCCACGGGCAATGAGTTGGTTCAGATACGAATGGAAAGTCCCATAGGCGCGATAGCCAAGATCGGCCGCAACGTGTTTGCGCGGGATCTCAATCAGGTTTCCGACCGGCGCCAAGCCTGTCAGGTACGAAAGCAGAATCTCGCCGCACGGGGATGGGTGCTTGGCCTTCATGCCATACCCCCCCCTATTCCGAGATTGACATATAGGGCCAATGGTCCTAAGTTGACTGCGACAAGATCGGAGTTGCAGCCATGAACATTGAAGCCTTCCTCGCCGAACAGCTTGCCCGCCCGATGACGCATCGCGTCGTCACGACCTACGCCGACGGCAACACCAAGAGCCATGACACGTTCGGCGCTGCTCAGGCTGAGAATTGGGCCGTTGGCGAGCGCCGGAAGATTGGCCGCGACCTGACCGACCGTACGACGGGTTCCACCGTTCGCGTGGTATCGGTCGAGGTTGCCGCCCTCGCATGACGCCCGTTGATCTTGAGAGGCGAGCCTCATCTCTTTTCGGGCCTGACTGGCAGTCCGCACTTGCGCGACGCATCCGCGTAGACCCGCGAACCGTTCGGCGCTGGAAGGCAGGCGACCGCGAAATCCCCGAATGGCTGGACGTGATGCTGGAGTTGCTGGAGCGGTGATCATGATGTAGCCCTCCGAATTGAGGGCAATCCATAGACATCTATGAATGCCGCTATAACTTCCGCCGCGGCTTCCGGTACGATCGCATTGCCGCCAACGCGCCAGAGATCCACTCGGCCGGGAAGCCCATCAACCAGAAAGCGAATACCGGATTGGGCGCGCCGCGCTTTGTCGTCGTGGCAGACGATCCAGTCGGCGTCGGACCAGTAGGTTCCATTTCGAAGCAAAGACCGTTGAGAAGCGGTTCGCCTGAACGCGCTCCCGACCTCGCCTTCCTTCCACCCTGCACGTCCGCCACGGTTGGCGTCGGCATGTAGGCTAATGCCGTCGCCGCCAGATAGTCGTTCAAGTTCGCCATGCCGTGGCCATTCGCCTTGTGCTTCGCCACGTATTCCGGCGAATGAGGTGGAAAGCCGTCCCGAGCCTGTGCTGTCGGCCACATTGATTGCGGTACCTGCGCCATCTGCCTCGGCAACTGGTCGACCCTGTTCCGGTCGCCTGCTTCCGTTGCCATGCCCGCGCTGTCCTTCCAGTCCCGAGCCGAAGGCGTCACCCAGGGTGACGCCTGATGCATCTGCGCCGGCAGAGGCTGGCCGCCAGCTCCGAAACTCATGTTCGGGCCACCCTTCTCCCCATCCGAAGCTCTCGGCGTCGACCACGTTGATTGCGGACCAGTATTGCCGGTTCCGTTGGTGTGGCGCGTCGACACTGCAAGCCGGGAAATCGACTGACCGGCTGGCGTAGTTTTCTCGCGCCAGATCAGCGCGGACTCCGTCGAACCAACCGTAGCCAGCCGCTCCCGCAACCTGCTCTCCCATGATGACAGGGGGCCGGGCGGCACGGGCGAGGCGATGTACGTCCGGCCACAGATGCCTTGGATCATCGGTTCCTTCCCCTTTGCCGGCCGCCGAGAACGGCTGGCAGGGGCATGAAGCGGTCCAGATGGGAGCCCAGTCAGGCCAGCCAGCAAGTCGAGCTGCGACGGACCAGAGCCCGCCTCCAGCGAAGAGATGGACTTGGGTGAATTTTGCAAGGTCATCGGGCGTCAGTTCCTTGATGGAGCGCGTGTCGACGACGCCTGGCGCGATCACGCCGTCGTCAATCATTCGGCGGAGAATGTGGGCCGCTGCCGGGTCAATCTCGTTGTAGAGGGCCGTCATGCCGCAGCCCCTTTCCGCTCTATCGATCGGCGATAGTCATCAGCGATGGCGTGAAGGGTTTCGACCTGATACCGCATCCGCTCGCCCTCATGGTCGGGGCGCTTGTTGCGGCCTTGGCCATGCTGCTCGAGCCATGTCGTCTTGGCCTGGATGATGCCGTTGAGGCAGTCGAGCTTGTCCTGGAGGGTCATAGCAATGCCTCCTGCTTCGGAGCCCGCACGGGCTCAGCCGGGTTCCGCCACTTGTCGTAGTCGGCCTCTATCTGCGGGAAATTGACCGGGTGCTGAGCCCTGAAATCAGGAAGGTATTGACCGGCAACCCAGCCACCACGCCCGTCCTGGACAAGCCACCGGCCTTGCGTCCATCGAGACATCGAAATCTTGAAGTGGGAGAAGTCCTGCCTCGTGACGAAGCCGCGCTTTTCGAGCGTGACCACGATCTTGATTGCCCGTATTTTCCAGTCCGTCAGAGCAATGGGGGCACTGGCGCCAGCAGCGACGTCAGGAACCCATTCGGGCAGATCGAGCCGCCGCGCGGGCGCGAGTTCATGCCAGACTTCGTTCCAGTACTGGTCCGTGGCTGTCGGGAGATCTGGCCATATCGGCGAGCGGACTACTCCGGGTTCGCGCGGCCGATGGACAACGACAGTGACGCATAGGAGCCGACACAACTCGGCCAGTTCGCGGTTATGAGCCTCGGGAACCAGCACTGCACGGCAATCGGGCCCCGGCATTGCGACATAGCTTCGACGGCAGTCTTCTGCGGCCTGAAGGATCACCTTGGCATTGAGTTTGAGCTTGGCCTCGACCCCGATCTGAAAACCGTCGGCGCGGGACAACAGAATGTCGAAACCTCCGGTTTCTGGATAGGCGGTCCAGTTCGCTGGCAAGGCTGCGATGAATGCTTGGCAGAGGTCGGACTCCTTGGCGAATGTCGTCATGCCGCCCTCGCCTTCTTCCGGCGATCGACGAGCGTATAGCCCTCGCCCCAGACGGTTTCGATGTGGAGGTCGAAGGGCTTCAACTTGCGGCGGATGCGGCAGATGAAGACGTCAACAACCCTGTCATAAGGCTCGTCGCTCCGGTTGCTGTAGAGAGCCTGCATGATCGCCGATTTGCTGGCGAGTTCGCGCGTCGTCAGAAAGGCATAGATCCGCTTCTCGTAGTTCGTCAGTTTCCATTCGACTGGTATGTGAACGCTGGGCGGAGCCAGGGCTTCCTCAAGCTGGCGCACCTGCTCCTGCAGCGTTTCGATCTCGCGCCGCTGCCGGATGACGAGATCGTCGACGCCAGTCATGCCGCGACCTTCCGCAGCAGATCATCAGCCCTGCGTTCGCCCTCGGTGCCGCGACCAACAGACCGCAATGCATGGTGGGCGCAATACGGGCTGTCGAGCACACTGGGATGACCGCAGAACAGGTGATCCTCGCCCTTGGCTGCATCATTGACCGCCCAGCGGCATTCGAAGCGGCTGAGATCAGCGAGCGGGACATGACGCGACGCAGCATCATAATCGGCGCTGCGGATGGCAGGCACTGCAGGTTCCATTCGCTTGACCTTTGCGGATAGCGGGATGACGGCGCTCTTTCGTGGGCTGGACGCTGGCTTGAGTTTTTTCGCGGGCTTGATCTGGGCTGCTTCGCCTGTGGGGCGGCCGCCAGGATTTGCCCAGAACCCGATTTCGCGCAGGGTCCGGTCCCGGTGGACGATGCCGATAATCATGTTGCGAGTGACTTCGGAGCCGCGCTCGCGCGACAGCGCATTAGCGATCTGCGAGGCGCTGAGCTTGTCCCGCAGCTTGCGGGCGATGAATTCGATCTCATCCGGGGAATAGCTCGGGATCATGGCTATGCGGCCTCCCCACCAAAGAGCGGACCAAAATCCGGAGAAATTGCCTTCTGCGGAACCCGCCATTCCGTTTCGATGCGCCTGCGCGACATCTCGGCGTATTCAGGGTTGAGTTCGATCAGCGCCGCGCGCCGTCCGTGGCGCAGCGCGACCAGCGCCGTGGTTCCGGCCCCGCCGAACGGGTCGAGCACCAGCCCACCTTTTGGACAGCCGGCGAGAATGCAGCGCTCGGCGAGTTCCGGCGGGAACGTGGCAAAGTGGGCATCGCTGAAGGGCTGCGTGGCGATGTTCCAGACACTAACGGGTGCCGGCTCATAATTGCGAAGGTTGCGGCCGAACCCGCGGAGCGTAGCTTCTATGCCTGTGTGGTTGACACCACCAGCATGGCGCGGACTGGCAACGTCCGTAGCGCGAATCTTGGTGCGGGGACCGCCAACGGCCTTCATGGTGCCATTTGTCTTGGCGCCACCGTTGGCCCTATGTGAGCCTTCCTGGCTTTCGACATCTTGCGACCAGCGTCCGTTGCTGGCTTCAGCAGATGGCTGGCGCACAGCTTCTGCGTCATAGAAGTAGCGGGCGGACTTCGACAGGAGGAAAATCTTCTCGTGACTGGTCGCCGGACGGTCGCGGATGCTTTCGGGCATCGGGTTCGGCTTCGCCCAGATGATTTCCGAGCGGACCCACCAGCCATCTTCCTGCAGCGCGATCGCCAGGCGGTTTGGCACCATGCAAAGGTCTTTGGCCTTCAGCGCGCCGCCGATGGTTGAGAAGGGCTTGTCTCGGAAGGTGCGGTCGTCGTTACCTGTTGCCTTCGTGTCTGCTGCCGAGCGGCCATTCGGGCTGGTGGCGTAGCAGTCGCCGTAATTGATCCAGAGCGTGCCAGCCGGTTTGAGCACGCGGCGAATTTCGCGGAAGACAGCAACCATGACTGCCAGATGCTCGGCCAGCGTCGGCTCGAGGCCGATCTGCCCGTCGACGCCATAGTCGCGCAGCCCCCAATAGGGCGGCGACGTCACCACACAGTCGACGGAGTTGTCCGGCAGCAACGCGAGCTGCGCCAGGCAGTCGCCGACAAAGAGCGTGACGCGCCCGTCGAGGAACCGCCCGTAGGCGTCCATCCAATCATGGGTATCGCCACGCAAGCGCTTGGCCTCTATGGCCGCGTCATAGCTCTTGCGGGCGTCGTCGGCGGGATCGTAGTCGCTCATGCCTGTTCAAGCCTTCGAATGACGGTGAAGATTCCGCTGGTGCCGGCGTAGCCGCGGGCGATCTGGCGGATGCGACGAGTGGAGACCAGTTCGCGGATCAGGACCGCGAACGTCTGGGAGCTTCCGATCTCAAGGTCTTCCATGATCCACTTGCGAGGAACCTCGAAGGTCTCGCCAACGGGAGCCAGGCCAGTGAAATAGGACAGCAGGACTGCGGCGCGCGGCGTCATCCCATCCTCGCGCCGGCAAAGAAGCAAAGCTGCTTCAAAGAGGTTGGGAGCAGACAGATATGGTAGAGCCCGTCGGGGCTATCCTTGGTCTCGGCATAGGGGATGACATACGAGCGCGGGCCGGTTTTCGCGGTGATGAAGTCATGGTCGCCCGGGAGAAGCGTGACCTCGTAGCCCGAAGGGCCTTCCTTGACCCTGGTGGCAGGGACGGTGCCACAGTCCCGATTGGAACAGCACGAAAGAGGATACCTCCACCCGCTCGGGGCCTCATGCGCCTTGGCGTTGGTCGCGGCAAGAACAGCCATCCCAAGCGCTGCGATACCAGCTATCCCGGCTCCCCAGCACAGCACATGGAGCACGACGCGAACGGCCGTCGAGCTGCGCACCGGCTCGCCGTCACAGCGCTCATCGATGCATCCGCACGCTGGCCAGATCGAACAGCCATCGTCCATCGACGTATCGGTTAGGTATGGATAGCCGTTCTGCTTCATATGCCGTCCCCTTGTCCGTAGTTTCGATGTCGTGTCTGGCCAGTTCGTCGACCTCCTCTTCGGAGGCGTGACGAACGAAAACTTTGCGGAGCGCTGTCATCAGGAGCGCTCAGCCGTTGGCCTTCATGGCTTCTTTCGACGCTTGAACGCGCGCCACCAAATGCGCAGCTTCAGCTGCCAGATCTTCCAGATTGTCATCGCTACCCAGGGCCTTTTCGATCTCGATCTCGCGCAGCAGTTTCTGGACCTCGCTCTCGCAAAGGTTCAGGTATGCCGACCTGATCTGGTGGTAGAGCCCCGTGTCGCAGGTCTTCGCCCGCTTTGTTCTGAGATGGTTCAGCGTCCAGAACGGGATGCTGTACCGGCGCGCGATGCGCTTGAGAGCGTTGAGCTGATCGCCCCAGCCCGAGCTCTCCTTTTCGACCATGCGATTTACATAGCCACCCGCCTTCGTGGCGTAGTCGCAGCTACTCATAATCTTTGGCTCCGAATGCTGAGATTTTGTGCACTTCATGCTGCCAGTCCTTCGCTAGGTTTTGCCCATGAGCGAAGGACGACGAAAGGAACTGGACGACGGCCACGACAGGTGGACCGAAGACGATGCGAAGGACGCTGCTCGATTGCTTGCGAGGCTGGAGCAGCGGTGTGCAGGGGCTTCGGGAGGCCTTCAAAACACTCCCGAAAAAATTCAAGGGCAGCCGAGCAGGCGCGGACACGCAGCCGCTCAAGGCGCTCAATATCAGATGGATTTCAGCCGCACTTCGTCCCCGTCGGCTGAAAAACGCGGGGAGGCCAGCGCCAAGCGCTAGGGCCTCCCCGCAATCACCTGACGCAAGGCGGGGGGTGGGGAATTGCGCCAGGGTGCCGGTCATGCTGCCGCCCTCGACTTGGTGCGCTCATTGGCACAGCCGGAGCACAGGACGGACAGCGACTTGATCTTGCACGATGCCGGGTTCAGACAGCCCGGCTCTTTGACTGGTTTCAGGAAGGCCGGAATTTCGGCCTCAGAGATTTGATTGGCGGCTTGCTCCGATTTGGCGACTACGGCCTCGGTCTCAACGACCGCCCGCACACCGGCGCCGGCATCAGAACTTGGTTCACTCAGATGGCCGCCGTCACCTGTTAGAGGCCGGTGGCGGGTAATCTCATGCGCATCAACTTCATCGGAAAGGTCTGCCCCGGAGACTTCGTTGACTTCGGAGGGGGTCGAAGCCTCCGGGGCACTCGACGTCGTGGAGGAACGATCCGTCGAGGGGGAAGCAATTGCCGAGCTTTCGTCGCCCGACTGCTCGGCGGAGTCGGCTGGCTCTTGGGTCGGGTTAACAGGCCGGCCCTGCGACAGAGTGCTTGCTGCGCCTTCGGCTGCATCATGGTCTTCGAAAATGACGCCGTCCTCATCGTGAGGCGGCAGGTCCGTCGCAATTCCGCTATGGCGCATGTTGATGTTGGCGCCGTTGTCGGAGCGATTTTTCTCAATGTTTTCTACGTGCGCAGGCGCGGGTCGCGCGGGAGCCTTCGAAAGGCCCTTGTTGAGCGCATTCATGTAGAGGTCGTACATCGCTTCCTGCTCCTGCACTTCGGCAGGATCGGCGTTCAGTTCCTTCCGCTTGTCACGGAACACAGCGCGCGTGGCCTTGGTGTCGTAGCCACCGCCCTTCATGTCTGCGAACAGGTCTTTGGATTCGTCGCCGAGCTTGCCCTTGGCATCTTCGATTTCCTGCCAGCGGCGGAAAAAGCCAGCAAACTGCTCAAAGGCGATGGTATCGTCGCTCATGCCGCCCGCTCCGGCTTGGTGGACGGTGCAGGCTCGAAAAACAGCTTATCCGACCACTTAATGCGCCGTTCCGCCGCCGCATCCCTGATGCGTTGCATCTCCTCGAGGGTCGGAGACCCGCCCTTTTCCCATCGGGAAACAGTTGCCTGCGTAACACCTGCAATCGCGGCAAACTCGGCCTGGCTGAGGCGGAACACGGTCTTGCGGATATGTCGGATAACGCTCATAGCGCATTTATACGCATACGCATACGATTAGGCAAGAGGATATGCGTTGGTGTATTTTATTTCCATGTCACCCCTTGATATGCGCTGGCGTATGGAGTTGAAAACAGCTATTCGCCGCCTGCGCACCGTCGCCAGTTTGAACCAAGGTGAGTTTGCCGATGTCCTCGGTGTAACTCAGCCCACGGTTTCAAGATGGGAGCGCGGGTCCAAGCCGGAGTTCGAGCACGTCGCGAAGCTGAAAGCCTTCGCCGATGAGCGTGGTATTGACTTTGACCTATCAGAGACAGGCTGGGAAACCGGCTGGACACAGACCGTGAGTATTTTTGGGTATGTCGGTGCCGGTGCCGAGGTCACACCCATACTTCACGATGACAACCATGGCATCGACCATGCTGAGGTCGACTTCCCTATCCCTGACGGGACAGGTGCTGTCATCGTTCGTGGCGATTCTCAAATGCCTGTATTTGAGGATGGGGATCTGGTCGGCTACCACAAGGAAGGCCGCCCGCCTCACGACTTGATCGGGCGGACTTGTATTCTCCGGCTGGCAGATGGGCGCATGTACATCAAAAAACTTCGCCGCGGATCGTCCGATGGGCTCTATACCCTGGTCAGTTCCAACGCCGCAGATATCGAAGATGTCGTGATTGAGTGGGCTGCTCCATTCCGCTTCCGTATTCCGCGGGAGGAATGGTCACGAATGTAAAAGCCTTGGGAGGGGCGCGCGCATGGCTTGGGTCGCCGGTATTGGGCTTGGCTTAGTTCTGCTGTTCATGTTTCCCAAGCAGGTTGGGCTTCTCGCGCTTGCCATAGCCGCAATAGGTGGTGCGACCTTCGCTTACATGTGGGCTGAAAGTAAGATCGACGAATCCGAGCGACTAAAAATCATTGTGACAGTAGAGTACAATACGGTGCGTTGCGCGCCCGAGCGCCCTATTTATATCGTCTTCAGAAACTCGAACGACAAGACCCTGACGAGGATGTCTTTCGTTTTAGAAGGATACCGACCCGGATACAGTTCATCGGTATCCGATGACTTGCTTTTCTCAGACAAGATTATCGAACCCTTGAAGGGTTATGGCGGTTGCTGGATGTTCGACCAACCAACCTACAAAGACCCAATCGATGCCCCGTCTCTGGACTGGCGCGTTCGGTTGACCAGCGCTACGTGGGAGTAGCCGAGGTCTCCGTCACTTCCAAGTAACCATAAATGCGCATCACCCCGCATCGTCGAGCGCAAAATTAAATATGCGTAGGCGTATTTTTGCACTTGCGGTTTATGCGTATGCGTATATATTCGCTCCATAGGCACACAGCCAACGGAGCGAGCAGATGACCGAGGACGACCTCAAGGATTTCTTGGAAACGAACAAGGCCGAGATCCAGGCCGCCGTTAAGGTTCGGATGATCGAGAACCTTCTCTCGCAGAACCAATGGGCAATCAGCGGACAGATCGCAAAGGTGGTCGAGGAGTTCGTGACCGCCGAGATTATTCCCGATGTCAGGGCGTACCTCGCCGACAACAAGGGGCCCCTCCTTCAAGCTGCCATCGCTGGCGCTGCTGAGATCGGTGACACCCTGTCCAAGGCCATCGTTGCTCGCACCGCTAAGCGTCTCCAACCCGACAACTACGAGTTCCGCAAGGTGCTCGAAGCTCTGTTCTCCTAACCCTCCATCAGGAGCAAGCAGATGAGCCTCTACAACTTCTGCACCCACCTCAGGAACGGAAACGACCTGATCATCGTGCCGGATTTCGAATGCCAGATTGAAGTCTCTGTCGGAATCGAAGGCAGCATCCCGGAATACACCGTCGGCGCCATCATCAAGGATGGCGTTGATCTGACCAGAGGTCCGGATGCCTTCTCCCTGCTGATCGCCAGTCAGGTCGAGAAACATGCGATGCAGGATTGCCGCTTCCTTGACCTCGTCAACGAGCGCGAAGGCATCGTCTATCGCGGCATGAGCTACAACGACCCGGCTGGATATTGGAGGGCTGCGTGATGCGCGTCGTCATCGAATATCGCGACTTCGAAATCCGCCCGTCGCTGGTCAGCTACATGGCTGCTTCGGACTGGACCTACGCCCACAAGGATTACGACCCGACGCCAGTCTATGCCGATGACGGTCCGAGCGACAGCCGCTGCGGCTTCGCCGGTTCGATCGACGAAGCCATGGCCGAAATCGACGAGTTCTATTCCGAGCAGGAGGCCGCGTGATGGACACCAATGTCATTCAGAAGCGCTTGAATGCTCTCGCCAAGGCGATGATGGCCAAGGGGCTGCGCAATCCAGATGCCAAATTCAACCTGCGCGCCAACGTTGAACCTCAGGTCTACCTGACTTGGGACAACATCAAGGTAAAATACAACAACCACTACGAGTTTTTCAACGACGCCGACATCACGGCAATGTTGGCAAAGGCTGACGCGTTCGTAGCCTCCCTGCCGAGCCCCGATGAAGCCCGCATGAATGAATTCATGACCGCGCTTGGCTCGGTCATCGATCTTGGCCGCGAAAACAACATCGAGGTCGAATTCGTCAATCCGCTGATCGCGACGATGAAGCGGCTGTCGGAGAACGTGCTCACTGACCAGCGGGTGGCGTCATGATCGCCCGTATCATCAACAACCTCGAACCATTCGAACTCGTCGGCCTCGCCATCATGTTCGCGCTCGTCGTCGATGCAATTGAGGGGTGGATCTGATGGCAAACGAGATTGAAGACGGCGGGCCTGCCTTTGCCGCTCTCGCAGCATCGCCAATGGGTGATGTGCATCACCAAGAAGGCATGAGTTTGCGTGATTGGTTCGCTGGTCAGTTTCTCGCTGGCGCGGCTACCGACAGCGGCGCCTTGGACGTCAGTGTAGCCGCAGACCAGTACGACATTGACGTCGCTCTTGGCGAGTATTGGGCGAAAGTCGCTCGCGCCGCGTACATCGCCGCAGACGCCATGCTCAAGGCGAGGAAAAGGCCATGAACGCCCCCTTCGTCCGAGGCGCATCGCTGCATGCTGAAACGCCAAGCCGCGAACTCTATCGCCCAACACCCAAGACCATGGCCCATGGCGGCATCACGCCTCGTGAAAAGGAGTTGATGGACGAGCACGCCAAGCTTTGGATCGCACGCGCCATGCGCACGGCACCGATCGAGCCCGACAAGATCATACCGGCCATCGAAGGCCTCTATGCCGTAGCCGGCCTCAAGAAGCCTCGCATCGTCATTGTTCCATCTCCTATGGTCATGGCCTTCGCCTATGGCGCATCGGCGGCGATCTGGCATACTCGGAAGCAGGCGACCGATCAGGCGACCGATCAGGCGACCGATCAGGCGACCCGTCAGGCGACCGCTCAGGCGACCGATCAGGCGACCGATCAGGCGACCCGTCAGGCGACCGATCAGGCGACCCGTCAGGCGACCGCTCAGGCGACCTATCAGGCGACCGCTCAGGCGACCGATCAGGCGACCGATCAGGCGACCCGTCAGGCGACCTATCAGGCGACCTATCAGGCGACCCGTCAGGCGACCTATCAGGCGACCCGTCAGGCGACCGCTCAGGCGACCGATCAGGCGACCGATCAGGCGACCTATCAGGCGACCCGTCAGGCGACCGCTCAGGCGACCGCTCAGGCGACCCGTCAGGCGACCGCTCAGGCGACCCGTCAGGCGACCGCTCAGGCGACCCGTCAGGCGACCGCTCAGGCGACCCGTCAGGCGACCCGTCAGGCGACCCGTCAGGCGACCGCTCAGGCGACCCGTCAGGCGACCGATCAGGCGACCTATCAGGCGACCCGTCAGGCGACCGCTGCCGCTCAGGCATGCTTTGACCTAGCCAACGATCTCGGAATCCAGTGTGCGCGCCGCTGGGGCTATGTCTACCAGGGCGGCAACATGTGGGCGGGATACGATAGCTACCTGACCGCGTGCCGGGACATACTCGGGCTCGAATTGACCAGCCATGCCGGCTACGCGTTCTGGGAACAGGCAGCTATACACGGCGGCTTCCGCGTCATGCACGAAGATTTCTGCTTGGTCTCTGACTTCCCGGAGACGCTGCATGTTGACGAGCAGAACCGCCCCCACGGCGAAACCGGACCTTCGCATCGCTGGCGCGATGGCTGGAGCCTGTATCACTGGCACGGCGTTCAGGTCCCTGCCGATTGGATCGAGAGCCGTGAAACCGTGACCCCGGTTGAGGTCCTGCAGGCATCGAACGTCGAGCAGCGCGCAGCAGGCATGCAGATCATGGGTGCCCGCATGATCCCGGCGTTGAAGCCACGGATTATGGACGGCGACCCGGACAGTGACATCGGCGCTCTGGTCGAGGTCACGCTCGAAGGTTTCCCCGATCCGGGACGTTACCTGCAGGCCAAATGCCCTCGCAATGGGACCATTTTCGAGGGCGTACCACTCACTTCCGACATCGATGGGAAACCCATCAGCACCGCCTTGGCCGCACAGGCCTGGCGAGTTGGCCTTGCCCCGTCGGAATACCGGCACCCCCCGAAGCGCACCTAACCCAATCGAAAGGAACCACCATGCGTGAAGTCATCGGAGCACAGGGCGAAGTTACGATCATCAAGATCGATGCGCTGCCCGACAACATGGACACCAAACCGGTCGAGCGCCATGGAGCCAAGGGCTACATCATCAGCCACAGCGAGCAGGGCCATCATCACTGCCTGTCGGGTGGCGATGTCCTGGAGCGGACCAGCGGCGTCCCCGTCGGCATGCAGATCCTTTACGCCGTTCTGGCGGCGCCGCAGCGGTTCTTCCAGGACGCCGCTCATCCGCACGGCGAATACGAACTGAACCCCGGCATCTACGAAATGCGCATTGCTCGCGAATACGACCCCTTCGCCGAGCAGGCGCGTCGCGTCGCCGACTAACCGGAGATCGAGGGCGATGGATAGCGTTCTTGTCCGAGGCGCATCGCTGGAACCGACCGAGCGCGAACTCTGGCGCCCGTCAAAGCACGACCAACTCCACGCCCTCGAAATCCTTTTCGCATCCGACATTTCCTCAGAGCTTCGCAGCGTCCTCATGGATCGCGAGCGAGAGCTTGCTACACGGGAGGACTGAATATGAACGCTCATTTCCCGCCTCAGTACGCATGGTACTTCAAGGCCCTCGCCATGGCTGGCGACTGCGGCGAACTCACCCGCAGCCAGCTTTCGACGCTCGGCATTTCCGAGGGCGACCCGCAGCCAGGGTTCTATCGCAAGCGCACCCACAAGGATGGCCCATTCGTCCCGGTTGCGATCTGGAACACCGAGGGCGGGATGGTGGCGCTTGTCGGCGGCACCGCTGCCGATCCGGCCAACGTCTGGTCGTTCTGTGCTCGTCATCCGATTTCCGAGGCCACCTACAACGCTGTCGATGCTGGCGCGAACTGGCCGGATGCCGATCCGGTCGTCGCTGAACAGATCGCGCCTGCCGGCCACAACAGCGGCGCTGTCGATGAAGCCGAGGCACTGCGCGATCAGATCGACGCCGCCCGCAAGGGTGTCGACGCCTACAAGGTGATTGCCGACGACGAGACGTTGGCCAAGGCGCAGTCGCTTCGTTCCCGGCTCAATGAACTCTCCGGCGAGGCGGATAAGAAGCGCGAGGACTTGAAGCGCCCTCACCTCGACGCCGGCCGCGACATCGACAAGAAATGGCAGCCCTTGGTGAAGTCGGCCAAGGAAGGCGCGGACGAAATCCGCAAGGCCATGAGCGCCTACGAGACGGCGAAGCTGCAGCGCCAGCGTGAAGCCGAGCGCAAGGCCGAGGCGGAACGGCGCGCGGCGGAAGAAGCTCGCAAGGCTGCCGAGAAGACCGAAGAGGCGTTCGACCCGGTTGACGAGCCTGCAACACCCGAGCCCGTCACCTCTGCAGCCCCAGCGCCGATCAAAGGCAGCTATGGCCGAGCGGCGTCGGTCAGCGTCATCAATGTCGTGACCGCGATCACCGATCAGGCCGCGCTCTACGAGTTCCTGAAAGACCATCCCGACCTCAAGAACTGCATGTTCGACCTCGCCAAGCGCGCGGTGGCCAGGGGCCATACCGTTCCGGGCGTTTCGGTCGAAGAACAGGCAAAGGTGGCTTGATATGAACGCTCAGACCGAAGTCCGGCTTCCAACCATCGTAGGTGGTGGCCATGTCGCGGCGATCGTGCCGCAGACTTTCGAAGAAACATGGCGCATCGCAAAGGCCGTGCTGAAAGGCGGGCTTGCACCGAAGTCGCTTGTCGGCAAACTCGTCGGCGACGACGCTGTCAGCGCCGTGGCTGTGGCCATTATGTCCGGTGCCGAGTTGGGCTTGAAGCCCATGGTGGCGCTGCGCAGCTTCACCGTCATCGAGGGCAAGCCCGCTCTATATGGCGACGGGCTGATCAACGTTGTCAGGCAGTCGGGTCGTGTCGCCTATCTCCGCACCGGCTTTGGCCGGGACAATATCAAGGTCATGCAGGCCGCTGGTGTGCTGCCGTCCGATGAGGACGAAAAAGAGCGCCCCGGTTCGATCCAGACTGCACTCGCCGCAATGACGCAGGACGAACGCACTTGCGGCTGGTGCGCAGCCAAGCGCAGCGACACCGGCGAGGAAAAGACCGTACTGTTCACCGTCGCCGACGCGAAGCGCGCCGGCCTCTGGCAGGACAGCCCGACGAAGCCCGGCTATGCGTGGAAGGGCGGTAACAAGGTCTGGGACGAGAACGCCCCGAATACCAGTCCATGGTTCCGATTCCCGCAGCGAATGGCCCCGTGGCGCGCCGCCGGCTACTGCCTGCGCGAATTGTTCGGCGATGTCCTTGGCGGCATCCACGACGAGTTCGAGGTCCGCGAGATTTCGGACGCAGAGGAAATGCGCGACGTGACACCGTCGCGTCCGGCAGTGTTGCGGCCACCATCGCCGACAGCATTGATGGCGGAAACCATCGAACACGAGGCGGTCGAGGAACAGACCGCGACGGAAACGTCCGAAGAATCCGAGCCTGCCGATGAGGACACCGGCACCGACTATGGCGACTACTTCGAGCGGCTGAACACCGCAATGAACGGCGCGGCCGACGCCGCATCAGTGGAAGAAGTCTGGACCGAGTTCGATCCCGAAGCAAAATTCCAGGATGACAAGGAAAGCCGGGAACTGGCCGACCTGATCAAGCGCCGCCGCCTCACCGCAGTCCATCCGCTGAACGGGATGTGAGCGATGGCAAAGAAACCTGAGCGCCCCGTCTTCGCTTTCATTCGCCGCGGTAACCATCTGGTCCCGGAAATGGACATGGACATCCATGCTCTCGACGGCATCAGCCAAAACCAGCGCGTCCGCATCGAGATCAAGGAATTCCGCAACGTCGACCGCCACCGCGCCTATTGGGCGATGCTGCAGGAGGTGGTTGACGCCACCGAGTGCGCGCTATCGCCGGAACGACTGCACGAAGTCCTCAAGCTCGAGACTGGTGTCGTCGACCTGATCGGACTTCCGAATGGCATGAGGGTCGCGATCCCAGGATCCACCAGCTTCGATAAGATGTCGGAAGGCGAGTTCGAAACCTTCTTCAAGGCTGCCGAGCGCTGGCTTTCCGAAACCTATGGCTACGTCAACGAACGGAAGCGGAGGGCAGCGGCATGAAAAAGCTCGTCTCTGTCTCGTCATATCTGCGCCAGCCTGCCGGCTACTCCGAGTTCATCAAGACCACCGAGCAGCTTCGGGCCGAAGTCGCGAACTTCGACCATGTTCCGCTCATCCTCATTGCTGAGCTTGAAACGGCTCTGACCGGTTTCCGTGGCGAGGCTATTGACGTGCCGGCAGGCGCCAGCACAGCGCGGGAGGCGTTCTGATGGCCCGCACCGTCTCCGAGTGGATCGGCAAGACCGACGACAGCGCGCCATCCGAGGCATGCAAGCGCCGCATCGTTGCGAAGCAGGATGGCGCGTGCGCTCTCACTGGCCGACCGTTCACACCGCAGGATCGCCCGCAGTTCGACCACAAGGTGCCGCTGTGGCTTGGTGGGGAGAACCGCGAACGCAACCTCCACGCCATTATTGACGAAGCCCACAAGGCGAAGACCAAGGCCGAGGCAACGGTTCGTGCCCAGGTAAACGCGCGCCAGTCCTCGCATCTTGGCCTGAAAGCTCCGCCCAAGCGGAAAATCGCCTCTCCTCCCAAGCCCCCGAAACCCAAGGCCGACAAGCTGGCGATGCCCAATCCCCGCCTCCTGTTCGCCCCCGCAAGGACTCCCTCCAATGTCTGAGATCAACGACGGCCCTATCTCTGAGATCGATGTAACCGGCTGGGGCGTTTGGATGGGCCACGCCATCCCGATCTCCGTCGCGAGGCACATTGCCGGGAAGATCAATGACCTGATCGCAGGTGTCCACTCGCCCGCGCTCAGCGACGAGCAGATTGCTCATATGGTGAGCCGCTTCCTAGGTTGGCGTCTTCCTGACGACTTCAGCCCCGACGGCGGCATCAGCTTCAAGCGCGACTACAATACGGCCACGCCTTGGCCCTCAAAGCACGAGCCGGTTGGCACCAACCTGTTCGATGTCAATCAGGCTGAGGCGATGGTGCGACACATGCTTGAAGGCATGCCAGCCGCCACCCGCTCCTCTTCTATGAGGAGTGCGGGATGAGTGGGCGCACCGAAGACCGCTGCAAATTCTCGACCTATGGCTACGCCTGTAGCAAGCCTGTCGAGCATGGGCGATATCTGTGCGAAGAGCACGCAACCGCCAAGTGCTCAAGCTGCGGCCAGCCCGCGACGCACGGTTGCGACTTCTGTGGCCAGTTCGTATGCGGCGCACCCCTCTGCGACGAATGCACCTATGGCACTGACGAGACCAAGTCGTCGGGCGCGTGGGGCTTCATGAACCATATCCACGTCAGCAAGCCGGAATTCGCGCTCAAGCACAGCCACGCGCGCCTGCTGGCGGCTCTGACGGAGACGGCAAACGCCATCGGCGAATGGTCTCGCCCGACTGGCGCGAATGGTATGACCACGCCCCGCAACAACCACCCTCTATTGCTGGCGCTGAGCAACGCCAACGCCGCCATCGCTCGCGCGGAGGGCCGCCGCCCATGACCAGTCTCATCCGACGGGTTCTTTGCCGCATTGGGCATCACAGGCAGCTCGACATCATCCAAACGTTTAGAGCCGCGCAGCACGTCGGTTGCCCCGACTGTCGCAGGCGCTACGCCATCCACCACGGCTTGCGGACGTTCGTCCCTTGGGACAGCGATTTTGCCGACCTCTACGAAGGCATGGGCTACGACACTGCCCATGCAACAAATCGGTGGTTTGACTACCTCGATACGCGGGAGCACCGTCCATGACCCTCAACGCAAAGGCTCTGGAAGCGGCGCTCGTCAAGATCATCGAAAACGCGCTTGTCGCTGTCCGGTTTGGTCAAGACCCGGTCGAAAATGAACGGCATCTGGCCAAAGTTGCGGCTCGGCAGTTCATGGGCTCCATCAAGTCCAACCCGGTGGCCTGGACGAACGTTTACAATCTCGACTTTGGCAGCCGGCAGATGGCCGCGATATGGCGCGAACCTCGCGCTGCTGACGGAGTTCTAGACTCCGTAGACGTTCCGCTCTTCGCCTCCGCTCTCGAAGCCCTTCCCCAGGCAGGGGTAACCGAGGAGATGGTCGAGACGTTCCGTCGCCCCGGCATGATGGTCTTTCTCGACGGGCGCAACGAACACGGCTCGCACGTCATCCCGTCACTGCCCACGAACATGGAAATTGACGGCTGCGAAGGCGATATGCCCGAGTTTGCCGAAGAGATCATCAGTGCAGCAGAAGCTTTGGGCTTCGCGGTTGGGGACTGCGTCTGGACAGAATGGCTGTGGAATAAGCCCCAGATAGGAGACGAGGGCCGCGTCGAACTCGACGGATATTGGGAGTTCGTTCGGGTCAACCCCGTTGTTTCCCGAGCCCTTGCTGGTCAGCCTCTCGAAGCAGCCCTTTCCAGCCAGCGAGAAGAGGCGGTGCCGGTCGGGTGGAAGCTTGTCCCTGTCGAACCGACAGAGGCGATGTGCCGATCTGGAGAAAGCAGCAAAGGCGCCTCGTCTCCCGAGAGTTGGGTGGACGGCTCCTACACGCCAGAAAACGTCGAACTGATCTGGAAGGACATGCTCGCAGCGGCACCAGCCTCTCCCGTCCCAGCAGATGCAGGAGAGCCGGCGATCAGGGCGCTGGAGACACAAACAGACAGGCTCATGGACCTGCTGTTCGGGCAGTACAATCAGAACAGCAACTACCATTGCTGGGTTCCGACATCGAGAAAGGAGACCAGGCAAAAGCTCCTCGCCGCTCTCATGTCCATGTCGTCACATGGGGACGTGCTCATCCCCGCCACAAGCAAGGCGAAGGGGAGCGAATAGATGGCGTCCCCTTTTCTGTTGCCAGACGGCAACGTGCAGATTGCGTTCAGTGGCGGTCGCACGTCAGGTCGCATGTTGCACGACATCATCCTGGCGAACCAGCCGTGGCCTGCCGATCGGGTGAAGGTCATCTTCACCAACACCGGCAAGGAACGTGAGGAAACGTTGGAGTTCGTGCGGGATTGCAGCGTCCATTGGGACGTCGACATCATATGGCTTGAATATCGACTGCGCTGGACCGGCGGCCCTCATGACCCGAAGAACAAGGTATTCGACACGAAGGCGCATAGCTTCGATGTTGTCACTTTCGAGACGGCCAGTCGCAACGGAGAGCCCTTCGAACAGCTCGTCCAATATTTCGGCTTTCTCCCCAACCGCGTTGCCGATTTTTGCTCGCACAACCTGAAGAGCCGCACCGCGCGGCGCTACTGTGTCGTTGAGGGGTGGGAACACTGGACCACGGCCATCGGCATGCGCTCCGATGAACCGCAGCGTATCCTGAAGAAGCAACCCAAGGAGCGCTACCGCGTCTGGTATCCGCTGAACGGAGCTGGCATCACAAAACCGGACGTGTCGCTGTTCTGGCTGCTTCAGCCGTTTGATCTGGCGCTCCTGGATGTCGACGGCGTGACCCCTTCAGGGAACTGCGATGGCTGCTTCAAGAAGTCCGAGCGCAAGCGTGCTGAGCTGGCCCGGAGCGAGTGGCACCGCGCCGAATGGTGGGCCGCCCTTGAGCGCCAGTACGGTGGCACCTTCGACAAAACAACGTCGTGGGACGAACTGCGGGGCTACATCAACAGACAGGGCGATTGGCTCTTCCAAGACAACGATGCGTTATGCCAGCGCGACCAAGGGGAGTGCTCCCCATGGTGACGATGACGCCCGCCCCAACGGTCCGCTTTGACATCTTCATTGCCGGCGATCTCGCGCATGCAAAGCAGGTGTGCCGCGAACATTGCCTCGCCGTCGGCCTGTGCGTCACCGTCGAGCCCGTGGCTTACATCTATACGGGCGGCGAAGAAGCTGGCGTTCGTGTCGGATTAATCAACTATCCGCGCTTCCCTGCATCACCCGACGAGCTTCGGGACAAGGCCCGCGCTCTCGCCGGTCTTCTCATGGAGCGGCTTTGCCAACATTCCTATTCCATCGTCGGGCCTGAAACGACTGAATGGTATTCGCGGAGGCCAGCATGACCGCCCCTGACCAAGTGGAGAGGCTGCGCGGGCTTATCGAGCGCGTCGAAGCCGGGGAGATCAAAGCCCTCAGCATCAAGCAGCCGTATCCTCATCACATCTTCCATGACGGCAAGGATGTCGAGAACCGCGACTGGCCGACGAAGGGCCGGGGCTGGATCATTATCCATGCCGGCGTCTCCAAGTCAGAGCTGGACATGGACGAGCCCCGCGAACGCGAGATGCCCCGTGGTGGTGTGGTCGGCATGGCGCGTATCGTGGATTGCGTCACTGAGATGGATAGCCGGTGGTTCTTTGGCCGGTACGGGTTCGTTCTTCGCGATGCCTTTCCTCTGCCGCTGATCCCATGCCGTGGGCAACTCGGCTTCTTCCGCCTCGAGCCAGACACGTGCACGGCAGTCGCCTCAACCCTCCGCGCCCTTCAGGAGCAAAGCAAATGAAGCTGACGTCGAAACAGCGCGAGTTTCTGATACGTGCGCGGCGCGACACACACGCCGACGGCAGCGGGTCGGGGGCGAGGCCCCATGATCGACGCGAGATCTTTACCGCCACAACACTGCACCGGAAGGGCTTGGTGACGCTCCCGGCGGCATGGACTTTGTTTTCTGGCTGCCGCATCACCGAAGCCGGTCGCGCTCTTATCTCGAAGGAGCAGGACAATGGCTGACATCGCGAACAGGCTGCGTGAAGGCGTGCGCTGGAGTGGTGCGCATCCTATCGCCGGAGACATAGACGACGCCGATACGGTCATGACCGAAGCAGCCGATGCCCTCGACGCCAAGGACAAGCGGATAGCCGAACTGGAGGCGGCGCTGCTCATGCACCCCATGGCCGAGCGGATCGCCGATCTGCCCGACTTCATGGTCGCGCTGTCGGACTGGGGCTGTGTCGACCCCGGCGAGCAGGCTGACACAATCACCAAGTTCCTGAATTCGACCGTCGGGCTGCGCGAGTACCTGGAGGATCAAACACAAGCAGGAGGCCGCGATGGCAACTGA